AAATTAGTAGCCGCGTTTACTAGTGCGTATGAGAATCCATCTAATTGAGTTTGAGATGCTTTTGTTAAATCGTCTTTATCTTTCTTTTCTTTCTCTATTGCTTCTTGTTCATTCTTGTGTTTTTCTTCGATTTTTTTCTTATCACTGCCCATTAGAGTGCCCCAGTTCTTATATAAACCATAAGCACCACCCAATGCACCACCGATTGCCGCGCCTACAGGACCAAACATTAATCCCATACCTGCACCGGTGAGCGCAGAACTGCCTATGTCGGCAGTGGCTCCCAATTTTTCATGTCCTGATTCGGTTAATTTGTCTGCTGCGTAATCTAATGCTATACCACCTAATAAACCACCTATGCCACCTTTGGCTTTACCTAAGAACTTCATTCCCTTAGAAAGCATGCCGGCACCGCGTGCCGCCATACCTGCTCCACCGGCAGCCGCTGTGCCAGCGGCCGCAGTACCTGCTGCTCCCGCCGCTGCGGCGCCTTCCGCTGCTACTGCGCCCGCAGTACCTGCTGCTCCCGCCGCTGCGGCGCCTTCCGCTGCTACTGCGCCTTCTGTTGCTACAGTAGCTGCACCGCCACCGGCGCCTTTCTTTAGAGTTTCGAGAACGCTTCCTCCCCAGCCTGATATTTTACCACTATACTTAAATAACGCAATAGTTAATGCACCAAGCGCAAAGGTATTCAATGCTAATGCAGCCGCATAGGGGTTTACGATATTTGAAAGTTTGGTCGTTATAACACCAAAATTTCTACTTGCATCTCTCATGAATTTCACAAAACCCAGAGTAGAATCATCTTTGGGTTTGGTTGCTTCATCTGCCTCAGCCGCACGCTGACCTGCAGTTTTTCCTTCTGCTGCATTAGCCATTTGTCTGCGAACTTCTTCAGACTCTACGGTCATACCCTGGCTTTGTGCAAATTGAGCAGCGTTGCCACTGAATTTTACTGTGCTCCCGAATATCTGATTCCTTATGTCACCGGCTTTTAATTGGTCTTCTTGATACTTGGCTATGGCTTTAGAAACGTCTGCCTCTCCTTTTTCATTTCGCATGGACAGATACTGCTCAAAATCTCGTTGCATGTTGGGATTGCTTGCTAAATTAGCGGCACCAAGTTTGCTGTGCAATGTTCCAGTTGAAATCAATTCCATCGCACCTACATATTGCATAGAATTTTTATCGCCGCCCCCTTGTCTAAGGGCTTCTGCAAGCAATGCCTTTTCCATGTCTAGTCGTGCTTTAATCTCATCTGCTTTTTTAGTTGCGTCTGGAGTATTAAGCTTTCTAAGTCTTGCTTCTTCTTTTGACAACTCATTTTGATGTTGCTGTATTTGAACTGTTCTAGATGCTTCTTCTTGTTGCTTTTTCTGTTGTTCAACACTTTGACCTGTAAGAGTTGACAACTTAGTTAAATTATCTAAATAATTTCCAGTAGCGTCTGCTAAGGTTTTTTGGTTTTTAGTAAAAGTACTAAGAGACTGACCAGTTGATACCAAATAACCTACAGTGTCTGCTTGCGCTTGAGTATATTCTTCCTGACTATACCCTAACGATCTATACTTATCCATTTGTTCTTTGATTACTTTACCGCCTTCAGAGTACATGTCGGTAAGTTTACCAAATTTATCAAGTGCGCCTTTTGTAGTCCCTCCCAATGCTATCATATTACCGTTCAATGACTTGAACGCATTGCCAAACTTTGACATGTTTTCAGAAGTATAACCAGCATTAGTTGCTAGAGTTACTAACTCTTTATATGTCTGTGACGCTCCTATGCCCGCTTTGGCAAGGTCGTCATAAGTCTCCATAATTTTATCAGCTTGTTTGGTTAGTGAGCCGGCAAGAGCGGTTAGAGCACCGGTTACCATTACTAATCCCTGCCCAAACCCCGGTATCAGTTTAACTACGCTAGCGAGACCATCATGCATTGAGTCAACGCCGCTTTGGTATTTGGCAAGCCCTGATGTTTGTGCGTTTAATGCCTGACCAAAACTTGAAAGCCCTTTAGTTACTCCACTTTTTAAGTTGTCTATTGCACTATTAAGAGAGTCTATGCGACGTTCTAAATCACGCTGCTTTTTCTCAGCTATGGCTTGAGCTTCAGAGTAAGCGGATGTAACGCCCGTACTTTTTCTTATCGCATCGTTAAATTTGGTAAACGCTTCAAGTAACTCGGGTGTTATAGGATTTTCTTCTGCCATTTTTTATCCAATAAATATAATAAGTATTTAGTTACCAAATATATACTCATTTTTTACACAAGGATAATTCTATGAGCGACAACCCTCTTAAGCAGTATTTTAGAAGACCAGCTATTTATTTAAAACTACCCAGTGCTGGACAAGGGTATGAGCCCGGAGTATTAGAACTGCCTCACAATGGAGAATTGCCAATTTACCCAATGACTGCAATAGATGAAATCACTGCTAGAACCCCAGACGCACTTTACAACGGTACCGCTGTTGTAGAAATCATGAAAAGTTGCCTTCCAAATGTTAAAGATCCTTGGGAAGTGTTTAGTTCAGATTTAGATGCGATTATGATAGGAATCAAAGTTGCTTCTAATGGAAATGACATAGAAATGGAAAGCGAATGTCCTAAGTGCAAAGAAACTGGTAAGTACGGTGTTAACTTGGCTGCTATGCTAGCCCAACTAAAATCTGGGGATTACACTAAAGAACTGAATATACATGACTTGTATTTCAAGTTTAGACCGCTAAAGTTCAAAGAAATGAATGATATCAACTTAAAGCAATTTGAAATACAAAAAACACTATTCCCTACAGATACAGACACTGAAGAGCAGCGCAACAAGAAAAATAAAGATGCACTTAAAGTAGTAACTGATTTAACTATTGATGTGCTATCAAAGGCTATTGAGTACATCAAGACACCAATTGGCATAGTATCAGAAAAGCCATTCATCTTAGAATTCTTAAGAAATTGCGACCGTCTTACTTACAACAAAGTAAGAGATTACACAACTGAACTTAAAGATCAAACTGAAATGCCACCACTAGATATCGTATGTGTTAATTGCAGTCATCCCTATAAGTCTAAATTTACCCTAAACGTCACTGATTTTTTCGAATAAGGCTTCTTAATATGGCACCCGCAGCCATTAAGAAGCTGTTGGACGGGTATGAAAAAGAATGCGAAGATATAAAAAAGGGAGCCATAACTATGGCATGGTATATGCGTGGCGGTGTTTCCTACCAAGATATCCTCAACATGTCTTCTTCCGAACGGGAAGAAATCAATAAACTTATTGAGTCCAACTTAGAAACAACTAAGAAAACACAATTGCCGTTCTTCTAGTGCGCCAAAGAAAGACGAACTACGTTCGTCTAAGACCTCACTTCGTTCGGTCTTGTTTTTCTTTTAAAGTTATTCAACTCTATTTTACAATTTTTTATTCTTCTTTTATTATTGACTGGAATGATATCTTGCACATGCAGCTCAGAGCCCATGGTAGTGCTATTCAGAACTACCCATGGACGAAAGTTACATGCAGTCGTCGCTCCGATGTTTATCCCCCGTATAACTAGCCCGTTCGTACTGCTATACGCCACCGGTTGCTCTGTAAGGTTTAATGGGGTCGTAGTGAAGTGATTGGCTTCAGGCCAATGTTAAGCAACGCACATTCTATAACATCAAAACATAGTAGTTATAGACTTGTTCAGGGTTCGCTTTTTGTCGATTGCCCTGTCGGTGTGCCGATGTCTTGCTTTGTACAAGACATCCTACTCCAGATCCGCAGGCTACTGGCTTCCCAGGCTTGCTCAAGGAGAGTCAGGGTACCCTGACCAGACGAGTTTTGTAGCTGTAGGTATAATACCGGTTGAGCTTTATTAGGGCAAAGTTAGAGCTGTTGACTTGGTGTCTGTTGAGCTGTAGTAACGGTTAAATAAGGTGAGCTGTTTAAATTTGTGTTAGTGTTAGTTGCGCCGCAATATGCAGCAAAAATATCTCGGTTGTGTTTGAAAAAGTTATCGAATTCTAAGATAACCCAATCCTTATGATTAGAACTGGTGTAGTATAGAAAATGATCTGTGACCCAAGTGTATTTACTTTGAAGCGCAACAAAACGGCCTTTGCGGTTAAATTTCATAAAAAGTACGCTAAGATCGTCTGGTTCTGCCACATCCATCATCTGTGCTAACCAGCTGTCAAGAATTTTACATCCCCCGGCTAGTACTTGATGAAATGGAAAGTCAGCATAACTTTTACATTCTGCATTTAATTTAGAGAAACTTTGTCCTGGAACAATGTCTCCCTTGAAACTTCTGATCTGTCCTTCGTGTAAAACTTGAGTTCTTGTTTGATTCTTGCCACCGATATAAGCACCCGAGCCCGGAGCCCTAATAAAAGACTCTCCGTATAACTCAGATAAGAAACTAGCGACTTCTCGCTCAAAACCTGAACCTTTCGCTTTCTGTGGGCTAGCCATTATTATATTTCTTTCTTGTTTTTACAGTTGTCACCGTGCCAACGATGAAACATGTTAATACTTATACTCTTACCGCAGTGCCCACATATTTTTTTGATTTGTGAGGTGTGTCTGCCTTCGGCTAACATTTTTTCATTTATACTGCCACCTAAGAAGTGATGCTTACCTTCAGCTACTAATTGTTTAGCTAATTTTCGTTGAATCTCTCCGCCGACAAAGGGATTTGTCCCTTCTTCTACTCTTTTTAGATTTCTTGCTCTGGTAATCTCTCCGCTATTCAAGAAATGATGAGTCCCGTTTTTTACGCGGTCTGAGCTAATACTTGAGCCGTCAGGTCTTTTTAATAGATGGTGAGATCCGTTATTAACCCGTAACTCAGCGGATTTAGAAGCGATATAGGATAATTCTTCGGCTGACAACTTCAATCTTCTTGCTAGTAAATTACACGCTCCCCAATCACCCTGAGAAAAATGTATATCGTAGTGTTCTTTAATGGTAACCAATTTCAGATTTGATATGTCATTGTTTTCATGATTACCATCAATGTGATGAATGTCCATAGGCTTACCGTCAGCATCCCGAGGAATAGCACCGAAGTGTTGTTTATAAATATTGCGGTGGTTATTATGTGGACTTAGCATGATATTAGTTATGATAATTTTTCATCACTGAAAAATTTTTATGCTGGTTCCCCAGATGAACTGTAGGTAGTAAAGCCGCCCTCTTTAACTACTTTCAATATGTTATCAACACGACTAGATAGTTCCTCTCTATGTGAAACCAACCAAATAGATTTATTGCGGCGGCGAGTCATATCTTTAAGAATGGACATTGCATTTTCAACGCCGATGGTGTCTAATCCAGAATCAATTAATTCGTCAATAAATATAGTATTGATTGGGAAATATAAATTTTCCCACACATCTCTAAAAGCAAACGAAAGAGAAAGTATGAGCCTATTCATTTCTCCGCGGCTAAGGTTATAGAAATCAAGTTCTCTACCTAATTCTGTGATCTCAACATTTAAATCATTTTGAAATACTACTTGATGTGGCAATCCAATACGATCTAGATAATGAGTTAGTCTAGCGTTTAGATAACTTAGGTTCTGATCAATAATCTTTTTACGAACAAACGAATCTTTGTTAGTTAGAAGATTTAGAATGAGTGTTTGGTGTTCTAATACTTTAGTTAAGTCATTGATAGTATCAAAACTAATTGGTTGCAATGCTTGATTTTCCATTTCTGTGATTTGTTCAGCATATGGATCAGTTTCATTACTCTTATTTTCAATTTGGTTCAAGATATTAGTGATTTGGCTAGAATGCTTAACTGCTTCTGCCTCAGTATCATAGTGAGTCTTTGGAGCACGACCTAACTTACCCAACGCACTTAGTGCATTAGTATGCTCAGTTAGTCGCTCATTAGTAGTAGACTCTAGCGCAACCGCATCTTTAAGTGCTTTCTTTTTATCACTTAACACGGTCTTGTGCTTATCATCGTGAAATTCTTGTCCACACGCATAACAAGTATGATTTTTTAAATCATCTATTTCTTTCTTTAACTTGTCGATTGTTTTGCGTTCTTTGGACAAATCGGTCTCACAACGAGCAATCAATTTCTTTAGATCATCGATTTGCTTGGATTTTTCATTGTAAGTAACCAAATCTTTATGTGATTGCAATTCTTTATCAATGTCGATCTTAGTTAGGTCATCATATTCTAATGCTAACTTGTTTAAGTCTTCGTCATGTTTGTTTTGCCAAAGACGTTGGCGACGCTTGGTACTTTCAATTTGTTCTTTTACACGCTTGTTGGCTTCTTCAATAGCCTTGATGTTAAACTCTTCTTGTTGAATAGCATCTTTAGACTGTTTCACTTTTTCCTTAAGTACTTCTGCTTTTTCAGAAAGCAGAGTGATACCAAGCAACTGTTCAATTACATTGCGCTGATCGTTGGCTTTCATAGCCAAAAATGGTTCACTATAAGTATTAAGAGCAACAGTATGCTTGAACATATCTGGAGTCATACCAATTGCTTTTTCAATATGCTCTTGTGTTTCTTTGTTTTCACCCTGAGCATCATCGGTTGATTCTTGTAAGTTGCTATTGACATAGAACTTCAAAATGTTTGGTCTACGACCACGCTCAATCTTGTATTCAACACCGTTAGCACTAAACTCTAGTGTAACAAGCATACCCTTACCGTTAGTACGATTGATTAGATTATCTTTTCTAATACTATTAATTGGTGTGCCAAATAACGCATAACTCAACCCTTGAATAAGAGTTGTCTTACCTGTACCATTTCTAGCACCGTCACCGCCCAAGTCTAAGTTTTCACCTAGAATTAGTGTAAGTTCTTTGCTGTCAAAGTTTACCGCTTGCATTACTTGTCCAATAGACAAGAAATTACGTAAAGTTATATTTCTAAGTACGATGCTCATAAGTTCTGATAAATTTCCATAAGCAGCTTAACATCAAATTCTTTACTTTCAATGTTGCTAATTTGATCTAGTATTATCTTATCTACGCTTTCAAATTTCAACTCACCTGGGGCTAAATCTTGTGCGTGTTGGTCTGATTTAATTGGGATCAATGACATTTCTCTTAATTGATGTTCGGGAATAAATTTCTCTCGCAAGAAATTTGCTTCTTCGTATGTGATTTCATAATCTAAGTGTACTCTGACACTAGAGCGGGGCAGCAAGAGTCCATCGGGATTTTCTAGTACATCACTTAACTTGCAGACCCTAAACACTGGCTGATTAGGCCAAGGATGGAACTCAGGTTCGCTACCCCACTCTAGTATCATCATACCTCTTTGATCGTCACCGGCATCTGCATAATTGTGCGGAAAACAATTACCTATATACCAGACATTTTGCTTGCTCTGTCTTTTATGAAAATGACCAGAGAATACTTGATCAAAACCTTTTAGTTGATCAGTATTGATTTCTCCGTGATCGGGCATTTCCACCATAGCATTCATATAAAAATGCGGCAGTTCAAAATGCCCAAACAAATACTTGCCTTCTAGTTTCTTTAATTTCTTAAAGTCTTCACCAACTAGCCACGGAGCAATAGTTACATCACCGTGATTAAAAAAGTCATTTACAATAGTGATGTTGGGCAAATGCTTAGCCCACTCTACGCTATGAATGTCTCGCTTGTCACGATAGTAAAGATCGTGATTGCCCGGAATAAAATAAACTTGATCGAAATTATCGCTTAGTTTTTCTAAGGCTCGCAAACTATACTGAAGTGTTTGTATATTAATACTTGCACGATGGTGATTCCAATCGCCCAAGAAAAAACAAGTTTCACAATTTTCACTCTTGGCTTTGGAAATAAACCAATCAACAAAATCAGCACAATCGTTATTGTGCTGAATTGAATTACTCTTGAGTCCAAAGTGAATATCAGTTAGGACTGCTGCTTTCTTAAATAAATTTGACATCAGTAAAGTATACTGCCTTTAGTTAACTATAATCAAGTGTTAAGGTTACATCTATACGCATTAAGATTTCCACACATATACATTATTGCCACAGTCCCATATTCTATCATAACCGCTATTTGCCATGTTTTGCCGCTCTGATAATTCTTGATCGTATTTAAGCAATCGTTTTTTTAATTTATGTTTTTGAAAATGCTGGCGACTATAGATTTTCACATAGTCAAGCGTATAACGATATCCGGGCTTAGTTGTTCCTGTGTGCGTAAATCCTAATTTGGTGTATACATTTCCAGTAGCGTAAGAGCGGTCGGCATAGGACAATACACTATTTGGATTTTGTGTTGAGATAAAATATTTAAATAATTTGCTGGCCCCTCCCACTACAGTATGCCCCAAAATAGTTGAAAACCTTAGCAATTCCCACTGCGCTTTATTTCCAAATCTGCACCTTCCAAAACTCATCGCACTCATTAATTTTGAATTTGAATCAAAAAGTCCGATATTTACTGTATTTCCTCCGCAATTGCCTTGCAAATGAGTAGCGTCAAAAAAGTCATTTGCTGTTTTTCTTTCTATAACCTTAACAGTAGTATCTCTCGCAAAGACTCGCGCTGCTATCCCCATCTTCACACTCAGCAAGGATTCAATTATTGGACGTTTATCATTCCAATCATGCTCCCAGATGTGCAACAATTGTATAGATTGGTTACTACAGTCAATAGTTTTTTGTACATGATACTCCTTCCCACGACCCCGTGACTCGCTATGCCAATACGTACCGTTACACTCTATTGCCAAGTTTAATTTAGGTAAATATATGTCTAATTGACGGTTAGTAAGGACCGACCAATCTGATTGTATGATATCTTCTGAAGAGTAAGTAGATTTGACATAATCTACGACTGATTGTTCAAAGTAATTTGTCTTGAACGTTGGTAAAACTAACCCTAATTCGTTAACTTTACTATATATTGGGTAACGTGATATCCCATACCTAGAGGCTAGCTCAGACACCGGCGCTGTCATTATTTCTGTTTTAAAAATTTCATCGTCGGTCATAAACAACAATGCTTCGGGAGAATAATGATTTTTTATCCAAGTTTCTGCTTGTTTGGTTCTGATAGTTTTTACCTTAGCAGGGTTATCAACGCCGTACTTATCCACGAATGCCTGCTTCATCCTTGCTTTCCCCGTTGCTGACTGAGTAGGATATGCAGCACCAAAAGTAATGTTATTGGCATCAGTTACTCTATTGGTAAATTCTTCCGTTTTGCTGTAATGATCTACTCCATACCTTTTACGAGAAGTATTTTTAATTTTATCACTCCAATCGGCTTCTTGTGAATGCCACTCAGGCAATCCCTTGCTAACTCTATCTAGTTTTTTTGTCGCAACGGTGTATTTTGCTGTACACTTTTTGCTGCAATACTGACGATACCTTCGCAAGTCGTCATGCCAAGAAAGACTATTCCCACATTCACATGTGGGAATATCACAGCAGTTTTTTTCTGCATGGAATAATATTTGTCTAGGCTTAACTGATTTGATTTTATCACTGACTGTGCAATAGATATCGCTAAAATTAGAATTTAACAAATCATTATATAGCAATCTCTTTTGCAACTTAAATGCGATTATCTCATCTGTGATTGTATTGCCCGACATTATATTCTCTCTGTTTATTCATCAGAGGAAATCTTCATATCGCGCATTTGCCTAGTGAAACTTGGAGTTAAGTTATTCATTTCAAGAATGTCATCGCGTATATTTTGATTTCTCTTTTCTGTATTTAGCACACGACAGAAAGAATTGGTGATAGCCGCTGTGTAATAAGCAAATGGATTAGAAGACCTGGCTTCATTGAATCTTAACCCAACATAAGTTAATTGCAGAATGGCTGAGTTACGCATTTCATCGTTGTAAGTGTAACCTCTCCAGTTAAATTTCATTGCGTACTTTTCGCAAAGCATGATATACATACGGGCTAACTTATCGGTGATCTGTCCGTGATCTTTAGAGAACTCTCCAGTCTTTACGCCGCCCCGCCAATGAGATTTACCTACGCAGTATGGATCGCCGTTTTCGTCAATTTTAAAATGCTGAAATGGTGGGAAGTTTACTTTGACATGAACCATGTCATCTACTGCATCTTTAGTGCTTGGATCTTCCAAATCATCAAATAGATTTTCTTCACTATCTTCAAATTCAAAAATATCTTTGGCTGTTTTCTTTTTGACTACTTTTCTGGGCTGCTTAGCAGCAACAGGTACATGATCCCAAGTCATTACTCGGAAAATCAAATCAGTAGTAGGGATATCTTTGTGGGTTAGTTTTTCGTCTTTACCTACAGAAAGCCTAGTAGCCCTAAGTTCTTTGGCTTCTTTGATCTTACTAGCCTTGCACATTGCTTTTAGTGCAGAGTCTAGATTGTCGCTAGAAGTATCTATGATTAGGTCATAGACGTTGTATTCTTGTTTGGTAAAGCAGCAATATGAAGTTTTGCTGGCGTGAATTTCTTTTAAAATGTCTTTATTGTTTAGATAATTGACAGGTTTCTTTGCTATAGACATAATTTCCTTGTTATTGTGATAAAACAATATTACACGACATGTTGGATAATGTCAATAAGTTATTGATTAAATTGGGGGTTTTTTGAACGATAAATATACGAAGACAGTCTATTTATGTCTGGAAAAAGAGAACTAACATATGGCAACAGGGTCGGCTACAAAAACTACTAATAGCGGTTGGACAGTAACAACAGTTTATGATACAGCCACATCACAAGGGGTAATGACTTTTACTGGGCCAAATGGAGAAGTCGTTACTTATACTTCCGGTGCTGGTCAGGGCACCATCGAAAGTGCCTTTCAGGCTGCAGGAATACCGATACCTAATGGACTTGCCCTTACAGGATTGTCTACGCTTACGGCTGCTAGATTTTATGCAAACCAGGCAGCACAAGCCGGGGCATCCGAATCAGCGGCTACCCCGGTTTCGCCTGTTGCAGACACTACAGCAAATGCAGCACAGACAACCGCGGTAACTGATTCAGGCGCAAACGCCACTCCAACCCAAGGAACGACACCAGAAACTCCGCCGGCTGACACGCTACAAGAAGTGCAGGTAACGGCACAACCTGTTCCAACTCAAGGAACAGAACCTCTTCCCGTACCGTCTGGTGATTTAGGAGAAATTGTTGTAACAGCACCCCGAGATACAGGTGAAGACACTGATAGTTCTTCCGATTCAGAAAGTGACGGAATTAGCGGAGATGAACTTAGCGCCCAAGAACAGGCTGCACTACAAGAGGCTACTAATTTTGCATTAGGTAGAGATTGGAGAGTAAGATTAGCATTGGCTCCGGGATCTAATTATCTTTACAACGCTAACCCTCCAGGAATATTGGGCCCCTTAAAAGCCACACAAGGTGTTATATTTCCGTACACTCCAGATATTCAGGTTGCGTATACAAGCAACTACGAATCGCTTGCCCTTACGCACAGTAACTACAAGATATTTCAATACCAAAGCAGCGGAGTAGATCAGGTAACAATCTCATGTCCATTTACTGCTCAAGATACTAGCGAAGCACTTTATCTTTTAGCAGTAATACATTTTTTCAGAACTGCAACAAAGATGTTTTATGGTCAAGATCAAGATCCTGTTTCAGGTCTACCCCCTCCTTTGTGCTATCTGTACGGTTTAGGAGCATTTCAATTTGACAATCACCCGCTAGTAATTAGCAACTTTACTTATTCTCTACCCAACGAAGTAGACTATATAAGAGTAAGTACAAACACTGTTCAACCTGGTGTAGGAACTACTGGTAGTAATTTTCCTACTAGTTTACCTGAACTAATACAACAAACTCGTTTAGGAAGTATAGCACCGGGGGGCACGGTACAACCTGTTGATTTTGGGATACCTAGTACCGGAACTGTTCCTGCTACTTATGTACCAACTATGATGACCATGTCAATTACTTGCTACCCAATCGTAAGCAGAAATGACATTAGTAATAACTTTAGCGTTAAGAAATATGCAACCGGTGAACTGACAACTAGAGGATTTTGGTAATGTCGAATCAAGCAATATATCCTGCTTCAAGCAGTTATTACAGCACTGATATTTTTAACAACAAGTTTTTGGATATCATGCAGTATCGTCCAATACCTAGTTTAAATTCGGACATTTATTATATTATACCCCCTGTATATCAGTATAGACCTGATTTACTAGCATATGACTTATATCAAGATCCTCGTTTGTGGTGGGTCTTTGCACAACGAAATCCAAACAGACTAGGGCCTGATCCTTATTTTAATTTCGTAGCCGGGCTAGGAATATACGTGCCACAATTGGCAACTTTAAAACAGACTTTAGGTATCTAATTCGTGACTACTGTTACTAATCCAATGACGACCACCATTGATTTAGGTGAAGGTAAGACAGCCTATGTTACTACCGAACTTGATCCCAATACTGGTTCATACACAACTACTGTAAATATCCCTGCATTTGGAGTTAGTTATCAAGGAACTCCCCAAAGTGTAATGAACCAACTGTCAAACTTGAATAATCAATTAGTTGAGAATAATGAAATCGAACCCAGCGGTGATGTAAACATTAACCTATCAACGGTAGTTCCTCAAGCAATAACAAGTCAACAATTTAATATTGGAAAATTAGTCAACGCTCCCAATACTGACGCTGCTACCCCTGTACCCGCTCCTGATATTCCAACTACAACGGGAAATTATAGTACTTCAACTACTACGACTACAACGACTACCGCGCATACAGGTGGCGGCTCTGTTATAACTTCAGTCAATCCTGACGGCACTATAACAAAAACTGTAGTGCCTGGTCAAAACAGCACAGTTACAACAACTACAACAGAGAGTGCTAATCCCGATTCATCTCCGCAACCTCTGCCAGCAGTAAACACGCCCGCACAGCAAGTAGCACCCGGATTGCAAACAACTCAAGAAAACACACCACAAATAACGGGCAGTGCTGATGAAGATCGTAATGCACAAAACGCTGCTGCTTCTAATCAACAATCGGGAGTGGTAGTTAATAATTCAGGGAATAATCCTTCAACAAGCCCGGCTAGTGCAACATCTGCTAGTAGTCCCGGGGCTACTACACAATCAACTTCATCCAGTGGTGCAGTTGGTGGATTAAATGCACCGGGTGCTAGAGTAGAAAACCCATTATCTAGTTTGGCTAGTTATAATTATATAATCAGTTTATATACTATGTCTCCTGCAGCCCACGATGCTTGGGTACAATCGGGCAAAAAAGACCCCGCTGCATTGGGCGGAGCACAAATGGGACAAGTAGCAAATGGTGTGTACCTAATATGTCAAAGCGGTGGAATTAACAACACTACTACGCAGCGCGCACCGGGATTTGAACTAGATTACTATATTGATAATTTAAAATGCACTAGTCTTATCAATGCCAAAGCATCGGGCGGTGATTACTTCAATATAGAATTCTCTTTTACTATCACAGAACCATATGGATTTTCTTTTATAACAAATCTAAGAAAAGCACAGTCTATATTATATAATTCACCGCAAACTACCGCATCAGGATCATCAAGCACAAATGCTGCTGGGCCACCTGCAAATCCTCTTAAAGGAATGTATATTTTAGGCATTAAATTTTTAGGATGGAATTTAGATGGTAGCCAGGCTACGGGACAAGAGCAATTTACAGGTGGAACGCTAGATGAAAATGGCACACAAAATGGGTTGTTTCAACAGTATTACGATATTCAAATAACCGGTTGCACATTTAAACTAGACGGCAGACCTGTAGTTTATAATATTACCGCAGTTCCCCTGAACACAGGTGCAGGATTAGGAACAAAGAGGGCTACGATAGATACACCAATCAGTATTGAAGGTGGTACTGTAGATAGCGCATTTAACGGACCAACTGGCATAATAACTCAAATGAACAATAACGAAGCTAACCTGGTAAAAACTGGTAAAGCGCAATATGCAAACACATATGAATTAACTTATTTAGGGCCAGACGTAGATTTGATAAAAAATGCAACCATAGTATCAGCCGCTGACGTAGACAAATACAAATGGGCTAACGCAGATGTGAAAAAGCCCAGTGATTCAAATGACGCTACCGCACAAAAGTCCCCACCTAACAATACTACTAGAACAGTATCGATTGGTGCCGGCACCAATATATCTGCCGCCATAGGTAGTATTATAAAACAAAGTTCTTATTTGACTAGTGCATTAAATGCTGTTTATACAACTAGTCTTGAGCCTACCAGTCAAGGTAGTCCTGAAGCACAGACTAACGATAAACCTAAAAAAATTGCTTGGTACAACTTATCTGTAGAAACTACACAGGCTAAATGGGATATTACTAGAGGAGACTGGGTATATCATATAAGTTATGTTATAACGACATATGATACTCCTTCTATTCAAACACCTTATGCTAGTGATGCTGGAGAATATCTAGGCCCGTACAAGAGATATGACTATTGGTTTACTGGACAAAATAAAGAAGTTATGGGATTGAGTTTTAACTATGATACTTCTTACTTTTTAGGTACTCAAGACGCTTCTACGACACCTAACAATTCGGCTTCACAAAACAACAACGCACCTTACGCACCTAATAAACCGGCTGGTGGAAGCAATCAGGCTAGACTTGGATTAGGTATGATAGCACAGAATTCATATACAACATATTTGTACGATCCCCAAGCATATCAGAGCGTACAAATGAAAATAATGGGAGATCCAGATTATCTAGTAACTTTGTCTCCACCCCCGCCAAATGCGGCAGAAGTTTATAATAAATTCTACGGTCCCGGAAAAACAATAAATCCAAAAAGCAGTCAGTGTTTCATAGAAGTTAACTTCTTAGAAGCAACAGACTACGATAATAACACTGGTGTGTTAAATCTAAACGATCAAATATTCTTTGGATTAGGCTCTCCTAGTTCAGGAGTTACCCCTAAAGGAATCATATTCATGGTAATACAAGTTGACAACGATTTTGTAGGCGGTAAGTTCACACAAACAATTACAATGAATGGCACGCCTTGGCCTAACATATCAAATCAGCCTAATCCTAATATACCTAGACCAGGCACTGCTCCTAGTAATTCCGGGAACACTAGCAGTTCTGGCACAAGCACTGGATCAGGCCCTACACCCGGTAACAATAACGCAACTGCACAATATACCGGATTACGAGGATCGGCGTATACTCCCGACGAAGCAGCGAATGCTGCGGCTTGGGCAGCAGCAACTAAAGCAGAATATTTGGCAAGTTTAAAAGCAGGCTCTGGTAACGGAAGCACCACACCTACACCAAAGACTACCCCAACCGGGCCTCAAGGTCAACAAGTGGCAGACGGAGACGCAAATCCAAATCCAGGTGGAACAACTACTGCATCAGGACAGCCTGCAGTCCCGCAATATATAAATTCAAGAGCATAATATGTTAGACAATACCTCCAATCCCAGAAGCATACCTAAAGCATACAAGATAGACTCAGGAGGTGCTGCAACAGTACCTGTACCTGTATTTGCAGTAGTAAAAGATAACATTGATCCAACTCGTTCAGGAAGAATTCGTGTTTACATTTCTGGTATCACAGTAAAGCCACCTGAAGATCCTAGCAGTTGGACTACTGTATCTTTTTTAAGTCCTTATTTTGGTAGTGTACAAGGTGACTCTAATAACACAGGTTACGGCACGTTTAAAGGCAACCCAAGTTCTTATGGCATGTGGATGGCTCCGCCTGATATAGGTTCTACAGTACTGTGCATTTTTGCTAATGGTGATCTTAACTATGGATTTTATGTAGGAGCAGTCCCTAACGCTGACGCCTTACAAATGATTCCTGCAATTGGAGCAGTTGATAATGTAGTTCCTAATCAAGGTGAAGCGCAAAGTTATGGTGGAGCAACTAGACTGCCTGTAACTAATATAAATTCTAACAACACAAACTTAGCAGATAGTCCAGATTTTTTAAGCGCACCTAAACCAGTTCATAGTTATTCAGCAGCAGTTATGTTTCAACAGGGCGTGCTTAGAGATCCAGTTAGAGGTCCTATATCATCTAGTGCGAATAGAGAAACTCCTAGTAGAGTAGGTTGGGGAGTTAGCACTCCAGGAAGACCTATATACCAAGGTGGTTATGATGATACTTCTGTTGCTGCAAATTTAGATGCTAGTAAAGGTGAAAAACTACAAGTAGTTTCTCGCCGAGGTGGCCATACAATCGTAATGGATGATGGTGACTTGATTGGTAGAGATCAACTTATCAGAATAAGAACTGCTTTAGGTCATCAAATTACAATGAGTGATGACGGACAGACTTTATTGATACTTCACTCAAATGGTCAATCATATATTGAATTAGGTAAAGAAGGCACAGTCGATATCTACTCTACTAATTCATTTAATGTAAGAACACAAGGTGATCTTAATTTACACGCAGACAATAATATTAATATTCATGCTATGAAAACGCTTAATATACAAGCAAAGGCTATGAATCTTAATTCTGAAACTACATATAATCAGCGAGTGGGTTCTGATTACGCAGTAAGCGCGGCAGGCAAATTTACTGTATTAGCAGGTGGAGCATTAAGTATAGGAGCAGGTGGCGATGGATCATTTGCTGCTGGCGGGATAGCATATATCAACGGCAGCAAAGTAAATTTAAACACTGGACAAACAGGAACTCAACCTCAAGCAGTCAAGCCTATACCTATAGTAGCACAGACAGACACGCTACACGATGCAACAAAGGGTTTCATAGCAGCACCTGCAAAATTACTGACTATCGTTTCACGCGCTCCTGCTCATATGCCTTGGGCTAATGCAGGTCAGGGTGTAAATGTAAAGGTTAAATTAAGCGCATCAAGTCAGTTGCCCTCTGCTCCCTCTACAGCATTAAATAATGTTAATAATACTGCCTCTTCAAATGGTACTGGAGTATAAATGGCTGACGACTCATCAACTGAAACTAACACCGCAGAAACAGGTGCAGTAATACCTGCAGTAGACCTTACATCACTGCCGGTTACTGCTCCCGTTATAGCGTCTCAACCAGATACGCCACCGGTTAGTGATTCAATTGATAAGACTGCAACAAGCGCACTATTGGGAACAATGCAACAAACGGTCGCAACTGACCCTAATCTTGCGCTAGCAGCATCAACTGGTTCTACAGTAGTGAATGACGAGAATGGAGTACCCCAACTAGTCATAGGACAATATGGACAAACCCCTGATCAACTTGAAGCAGCGGGAATACTCAAGCCCGGATCAGCGCAATTAGTTAACTCAGCAATTGCCAGCGGGATAGATGTAGACACAGCCATGCCTCCAAATCTATTTACCGGGGAACAAGGTATTACTAGTTTAGATTCTTACATCAATAATCCTACAGCCCAAGCATCGGTGTCAGTAACATCGCTACAACAATCACAAACACAACTAACAGATGCCGGCTTAATTACTGGACAAGAAGATTCTTCACAAATATCAGGAGTAGTATTGTCGGGAGCAACCGTAGGAGTTCCTGAAACGCTCGACGCTATTAACTATGTTAATTCTCAAACTCCAAACATAGAGCCTGACCCAAGTGTACTTACACAAATATCACCCGGGGGTTACGGTGTTAATTCATCGTCTCCTTTGTCATCAGTGGGAGGATCAATCAACAGTTTTGCTTCTAAAGGAGTATCCAGTATCTCAGCGCGATTGAGTGGATCTACTGGGTCATTTGCAGGGAGCATATCAGGATCATTTAATTCGTTATCGGGCGGATCTATATCTGCATCATTTGGATCTATCTCTGGGGTATCGGGTAGAATAATGGGGACCATCAGTAAAGGTAACTTTGCGGCTGGTGCAGGCTCACTGTCAGTTGGATCATTAAGCGGGTTAAGTTTATCACTTAGCGCACTATCAAATGTACCAAGTTTATCTAGTTTGACTGTATCAGTTAGGGGAGCATCCGCATCGGCATTTTATGCAATAGCAGCAAGTTTTAGACCTCTACAACCAGGTGTACCTCAAAATCTAACAGTATTAGCAAAACAGGCCGCAGCAAGAACAGCGGGCGCAGCAAGCATAGGTGGATCACTATCGCTATCTAATGGATTGAAGAGTTTAACTGGTTCTATATCGGGATCATTGTCAGGTAGTATAGGGGGCGTATCAGGATCTATTTCTTTGTCAGGTGGATTAAGCAGTATAGGTGGCTCTATTTCTGGTGCAGTAAGTGGTATAAGTGGCTCTATTTCTGGCGCAGTAGGTGGAATATCGGGAAGCATTGGAGGATTAGCAACTAGTTCCTCACTAGCAGCAGTAGGTGCAGCAACTTCAGCGATAAGTGGTACTCTTGCAATACAAGGTATTATAGGTGGCAACTCATCTAAATCATCTAGGTCTGCACCAGGTTCACTATCTGGTACTGGAATAAGTGGATTTATACAGGCATCAACAGTGCAAAGTGTTAATAACTTAAGACCTACTGTAGGAGGATATGCTAGTACTAGTTCTTTAGTAAACAGTGCTGGTTCAGGTTCTACAGGTCTATACCAAGCAGCATTATCAGTAAGTTCGGGAGCATTGCATGTTTCGGCAGCAGCAATGGCTAGCGGTGTTAATAATTTACCCGGGGGCGCGGGCAGTATTTCCTCTGTAGTTAACAACTCTTCTAAGTCATTAATGTCAGTTCCTGGACTAAGTTCTATTTCAAATTTGGCTAAAAAAGCCTCTGCAAGTTTGCTCAATAATATAATACCAAGTAATCCATTTTCTACTTCAAATTTGGGAAGTAGTCTTTCAGGTGGCTTAGGAGGGGTAGAATCTATAACAAGCGGCAGTGCCTTAGTTGATGCTGCAAATTTAGGAACTCCTGACTTAAATGCTGATCTACCAGATTTACCTGATATAGACGCAGCATCCGGAGATTTATCAAGTCTAGCAACTACTGGACTGTCTGCAGGAGACGCCGCTCAACTAGAAGCCTCTGTGTCTGCACTTGGTACAGGTGGGCCATCGCCGGTTAAAATGCCTACAGTCGCTATGAATACCGTCGATAGATCGGATCTTGTTGCAGGAATAAACGATCAACTAGGTGATCCTGGAATTCCTGCTCCAAATTTCTTAGACGATGTATCACCTGTTGCAATTGACGAACTAGACCAAGTACAGCAGCAAGAAGCCAATGCAACACAAGCAGTAGATCAAATTGATGCGTACAATATTCAAGTACAAGCAGCATATCAGTCTTATTATTTGGCTCTACAAAACTACCCACAGGGTGATCCCAGAATCGAACAAGCGCATCAAGCGTATCTATCACTGCAAAATTCTCCAGAACTAGCCCAGTTGTACAAACAGGCTAATATAAATGTTTAATAAATAATACTATGCCTACATACATTGGATTTTCAACGATACAAGCCAACCAACCCAGAAGCACTAATGCTAACTCTGGCAACAATGGTGGCCCGGGTAATCTAGTAAAGCCAATTTCTTACGGTAATAAGTTTAAAATAGTAGATGAACAATTGGTTTTGCGAGATTTCTTAAACGCTCTTAACATACCGTTAGGTCAAAAAGTAGGACAACCTCAGTATGGGACAACGATTTGGTCGTTTGTGTTTGAACCAAACACATCAGATACGCAATATCAATTAGAAAATGAAATCAGAAGAATAGCAGGGTTAGATCCTAGAATTCAGTTGGGCTATGTGAAAGCATTTCCTAAACTAAACGGAATACTTTTAGAAGTACAAATGGCTGTAAATCCATTCAACAACCCATCAGTAATAAGCATTTTCTTTAACCCGGCTAATAACTCAGCAGTATTGCAGTAACCTTTAAAAGTCGTAGTTTTTGTACTGATAAATAATAAAAACGGTATAAATTATGGCTGTAACAAGTAATAGACAATCTAATCTTTTTGGTATTAACTATTGGCAACAAGTGTACCAAACCTACGCCGGTGCTGACTTCACCAGCTATAACTACGAAACTCTAAGAAAGAGTTTTATTGACTACCTAAAGATTTACTATCCTGAAACTTTCAATGACTATATTGAGAGTTCGGAATTTATTGCGTTACTTGATGTTATGGCATTCATGGGTCAAGGTTTAGCGTTTAGAAACGATTTGAATGCCCGTGAAAACTTCATAGACACAGCAGAGCGTAGAGACTCAGTTATCAAACTAGCCAACCTAGTAAGTTACACTGCTAAACGCAATCTAGCGGGTCAAGGGTTCTTGAAAGTAGTTAGCATACAAACTACACAAAACATTACAGATATTAATGGCATCAACTTAAGCAATATTCCTATTTTATGGAACGATCCTGCAAACCCAAGTTGGCAAGAACAGTTCAATACAATCATCAATGCTTGCTTGATTAATACGCAGTTTGTAGGTAGACCCGGAAACTCACAAGATATATTGGGCGTAACAACTAGTGAGTACGCTATCAGCATTCCTCCTAATAGTCTACCTATAGTACCATTCAACGCTACTATAAATGGCAACACAACTAACTTTGAGTTAACTAGCATGACCAGCGTAGGTGAAAATTATTTGTATGAAATTCCACCTGCCCCATCTGGTAAATTCAATATCTTATACAGAAACGATCAATTGGGATACGGTAGCCCAAATACAGGCTGGTTCTTTTATTTCAAGCAAGGGTCACTACAAAATTTCCCATTTACTTTAGCGCAGCAAATTGCTAATCAGGTTATTAATATTGGGAATATTCAGGGTGTAAACAACACAGATACTTGGTTATACCAAATAAGCACAAATAATGCTTCTCCCGCACTTTGGACTCAAGTAGAAAATGTTTATGCAAACGCTTACTTGCAAGCAGTAGCAGAAGGCTCACAGCGAGCCATATTCTCTGTAAGTTCTGGTTTTAACGACACCGTAAGTTATGTATTTGGAGATGGAGTATTTTCAGAAATTCCTGTAGGTAATTTTACAGCATATGTTCGTGCTGGAAACGCACTGTCATACACAATTTATCCTAGCGACATGCAAGGTTTAACAGTAGCATTCAGTTATGTTACCCGAGTAGGAACACTAGAAACTCTTACATTTAGTTTAGAACTGCAAGAAACTGTTTCAAACGCACAGGCCAGAGAAACAATTGGTGATATCAAGCAACGCGCCCCTGCAGGTTACTACACACAAAACAGAATGGTAAACGGACAAGACTATAATAACTTCCCATACTCGTACTATAGTTCTATTATCAAGTCTCAGGCTATCAATCGTAGTTCTATTGGCATTTCTAAGAACATAGACTTGTTAGATTCGACTGGTAAATACTCAAGCACTAATTCATTTGGTGATGACGGAGCACTATATCAAGATGCCACTCCGGGATTTTTAACCCTAACTATCAATTCTAATAGTGATATTATTGTATTCTTGACTTCTACATTATCTTCGGCTCTAGCAGACAACAGAGCAAATCAATACTACGTACAATATTACACCAGATATTCAATCAACTCTACTACTGCGCCTAGTACAATTCTTTGGCAGACCAGTTCAGTTGACACAAGCAGCGAATCTGGTTATTTCTACTATGTAAGCGGCGATCAAAATATTCCAGTGCAATTAGGAGTATACGCTACAAATAATTTACAGTATGTAACACAGGGTGCGCTTTGCTATTTCACTGCTCCAACTGGTTACTATTTTGATTCATCAAACAGGTTAGTAGCAGGAGTACCTAAACCAACCGATGTTACAGGATTTTGGACTACTGTACTCAATGTAATAGGTGATGGTTCTAATAACGGAGTAGGTAGTTTTTCAAATGGAACAGGTCCTGTAGTCTTAAATGGTTATGTACCTAGCACTGCGATCTTGACTACTGTGATTCCAGTATTCAGTAATTCGCTACCAACGGACATCATACAACAAGCAACTATCAAATTGCAATTACAATTGAGTTTTAGTTTAGTATTCAATAACTCTATTGCAATTAACCAAGATCGTTGGTCAATTAGTTATTACGGTGATCCTAAAGCATTTGTAAATTTTGCAGCAACAGGAACTACGGGTGCAAACATTTATACAGTCACATATAATCAATTAACTTATTACTTTGGTAGTGTAGCAGATACAAGATTTGCTCCACCTAGCAACACACTTGTTTATGATCCGTTCTCAGGAAAAACTTTGCAAGACTTTATCAATATACTACCAGTCAATACTCTTCCTAACTCATCGTATCCTTTGAGTGTTCCTGTGAAGATTAATATCGTAGGACAAACTACAGAACCTGACGGTTACACAGACGATTTCCAAGTTGAAGTTTCTGCCACTGACGTAAATGATGCTCAACTTATATTGAATCCTGACTTCTTTAATTTTGTAACAGGTTACCAACAAGGTGGACAGAATTTTGGCATCTATGTTTTCTTTGAAAAGATTGTAGACGCATTCAATTTAACAAGACACCAAATTGTCCCATCTTCTAGCGTAATCTATCAATATCCTACATCTACTCAAATAGAGTTAGTAAAATACGACTATCCAGTAGGACAGTTATTCTTTGCATACAATGAAGTCAACTCTTCTGGTGGGGTAGGTAATTTTTACACTACCGCGCAGAATCCATTAGTTACTACGCCAGATTACTCACTAGTGTTGCAAACCAAATACTCAGTAGAAACGGGTAGACAGGGATTAAGTTTTCAATACAGACACAATTCTAATAACACTACAAGAATTGATCCAACTACAACAAATATCATTGATTTGTATATCGTAACACAAAGTTACTACACACAATATCAAAACTATATTCAAGACACAACTGGTACAATACCTGAACCAGAAATGCCGACTATCGATGAATTAAATCAGTCTTATGGTCAGTTACAAGATTATAAGATGGTCAGCGATAGTCTTATACCTAATAGCGTAGTATTCAAGCCACTGTTTGGTCCTAAAGCAGATCCAGCACTTCAAGCCACTATTAAAATCGTTCCTGTTGCAGGAGTAAGCGCAAGTAATAGTGAGATTATAAGTGCAGTACTTACAGCAATGAACGAATATTTTAACATAAATAATTGGAACTTCGGTGATACTTTCTATTTCTCTGAACTAGCAGCATATCTACATACTAATGTTGGTCAATATGTAAGTTCTGCGGTACTAGTTGCTAATGATCCAAATCAACCGTTTGGATCATTATATGAAATTCAATGTGCTCCGTATGAGATATTCGTTAATGCGGCTACAGCGAATAACATTGTTGTGATACCTGCATTGACACCGGCAGAACTACAAATAGCGTTATAGGTTTAAAATAAATGGCCAAAGTAATTAGAACATTAGATTTCTTACCTGAGATATTTCAGACACCCTCAAACCAACAGTTCTTGAGTGCAACTCTTGACCAACTAGTAAATCCACCTGATTTACAAAAATTACAAGGTTTCGTAGGTAACAGATTTGGTTACGGTGTTAACGCCAATGACTATTATGTTACTGAACCAGATGCTACTAGAACAAACTATCAATTAGATCCGGGCGTTGTATTCACTAAGCCAGGCACTTCAACTGCCACAGACTTTATTAGTTATCCTGGAATCTTGAATGCTATCAATGCAGCAGGTGGCTTAGCCAATAACAATAGCAGATTGTTTAATTCACAATTCTATTCTTGGGATTCATTTACTAATTTAGATCCTCTAATCAATTTTAATCAGTACTATTGGTTGCCTGAAGGGCCACCGGCAGTTACAGTAGCAGCAGCAACAGTATTCTCAGCTGAAGATTATGTAGTAACTGCTGAGGCTAATGGATATAATATTTCAGTTCTAGGTTCGGATACGGGCAGTATTAATCCTACTATTACACTGTTGCGCGGCGGCGTATACAACTTTTATGTAAATCAATCTACTCAATTTTGGATTCAAGGTCTTCCTGGCGTACAGGGAATTGATCCAACAAATCCAAATCAAAGCGTTCGTCAAATATATGGCGTAGGCAACAATGGTGCGGAAACAGGCATAGTAACATTTACAGTTCCGCCAGCAAACGCACAACAACAATATATTCTTCCTGGAAACAACTTAGTAAGTCTAGTAAGTAATATCCCTTACGAGAATTTGAACGGACAACTAGTATCAACTATTAAAAACATAGACGGTGTAACATCATTGAATGGCATGACCGTGATGTTCTATGATACTGGTACTCCAGTAAACACCAACTTCTATAAAATTGCTTATGTGGGAGATCCTAATAATCCTACTATTAGTTTATCTGTAGTTAGTGCTATACCAGTCAATCAAAACATCAATGTAGTATATGGAAACACATATGGTGGATTGACTTTCTATTTGGATAATTCTAACAACATAGAACAACTACCGTATATTTCAGCCCCGCTAGACACACTCTATTACCAAGACGGCAGTGATCCTACAAGAGTAGGAATGATAAGACTTATTGAGAGTAATGTTACTAATCAATTAGATATAAACACTCAAGTATTAGGCCAAAAGAACTTCACATCAACAAATGGTGTAGTATTTACAAATGGCTTAAAAGTACAGTTTAATGGAGACGTAGTACCTTCAAGTTACTTAACTGGGCAATATTATGTACAGGGTGTGGGTACGGCTATTGAATTACTTCCTGTAAGCGATTTCATAGTATCAGAGCCATTTACAGGTGACGTTCTTACACCTTGGGATTCTACTAATTGGGATATAGGCAATTTTTCTGACACACTGTACATACCTACATACCCTGATTATATCACAATTGCTAGAAATTCTATCAACCGAAACCCATGGTCGCGCAGTAATCGTTGGTTTCATATTGACGTAATCAATGCTACTGCACAGTATAATAATGATCCATCTATTGCTACTACATTTGCTAGACAAGATAACAAGGCGGCTAGACCGATCATCGAGTTTTATCCAAATCTAGAACTATTCAACTATGGTTCAGTTGGTGTAAGTGCAGTTGATTTTATTGATTTTAGAACAACTGACTGCTTAAATCTTGTCGCCGGTCAACCTGTTTATTATCCAGACGTTGATGTGTACACTGCATATAACGCAAATGTCTTTAATCCCCCTGTACCTACTGTAGGATTCACAACACCTTCACCAATGGGTAGCATCAATGTTGCAAATATGCGAGCAGTAGCAATCAGCCCAACTGGTGTATATGTTGCAGTTGGTTATGGAACTGCTAATTCTGCTCTTTACTCTGTATCGACAGATGGTATCAATTGGACTACGCCAGCATCAATGAATGGAGTTGTTGTTCCTGCCGCCAGTATGAATTCAGTAACAGTTAATTCTGCTGGGCTTTTTGTCGCTGTGGGAGGGGCAGGTTATCCTTACTACGCTACATCAACAGATGGCATTAATTGGACTACTCCTGCGCTGATGAACGGTAGTTCTGTTTATACTCAAATGCGCTCGGTTACTGTTAATTCGTCTGGTTTATTTGTTGCGGTTGGCAGTGACGGAAGTACTTATCCGTTGTATGCTACATCCACAGATGGTACTAATTGGACTACTCCTGCTATAATGAACGGCAGCACTAGTTTCGCTGCAATGCAAGCAGTTACTGTAAACTCTTCAGGATTATTTGTTGCTGTCGGTTATGATGGCAACCAATACCCAGTTTACGCTACATCAGTAGATGGTAGCACTTGGACTACACCTACACCGATGAATGGTACTACTAATCCGGTTCGGATGCTAGCGGTCACTGTTAATTCATCTGGGTTATTTGTTGCTATTGGAACTGATATTAATACCGGTTATCCAGTTTATTCTACTTCAACAACTGGTAGTAATTGGATTACTCCTGTAGCAATGACTGGTTCTGCTAGCGGCATAAGAATGACTGCTGTTTCAACGAACTATTACGGTTTATTTGTCGCTGTTGGGTACGACCAAAACACAGTTGATGGCGTAGCGTACAGACCAGTTTACTCAACTTCGTTAGATGGAAGTACGTGGACTGCACCTGCTTTCATGAATAATAGTATCGATCCTGCTAATATTTATGGAGTTGCTGTAGACACAATCGGTGGATTTGTTGCTGTGGGAGACTCGGGTGTTAGCGGAGTAGTATCTAAGTCGGTAATTCAATTGCCTTCTACTTCTACTACTGTAACTGTACCAGTGGCTTCAGTTACTGGCACCCTAGAAGTAGGCATGTATATAAACGATTCTCAGAATATATTGCCACCAAATACACAAATTACTAGTATTACTAATCACTCAGGGGTACTATACATTGAAGTATCTTGGCCAAATCCTACAGTACTGTCAGGAATAATCGGGGTATCACTTGTAGCCGATCCTAGCAGTAATACTAATTACGCTTTATTCCCTGGCGCTAGAGTTATATTTGCAGCCGATCCTGCTCAAAAAGCAAAAATATTTGTTGTAAACTTCTCTACAGTTACACAAGGATCACCTCCTGTTATTACATTAGCAGAAGCACCAGATGGTCAAATAGTAGCAGGTAATGTAGCAGCAGTAATCAGAGGATATAATAATCAAGGTTATAGTTTCTGGTACAACGGTACTGCTTGGGTACAGGCACAACAAAAGATTACCAACAATCAAGCACCATTATTTGATGTGTTTGACTCAAATGGTATAAGTTTTGGAAATCCTGCATATTATGTTGGTACTTCATTCAAAGGATCACGTTTATTCTCTTACGCTATAGGTACTGGGCTTGCTGATAAGGTATTAGGATTCCCGCTAAGTTATAGTTCAGTAAACAATATTGGCGACATTAGTTTTGACGTATCATTCAATTCAGATACTTTTACATATGTCAACAGTTCTTCTCCTGTTACTGAAAACGTAAACACTGGATTTGTTTATAACACAAATAGTTTAACTGACCACACTAGATTACTGGGTTGGCAAACAGCAGTAGGACCTAGCGTACAGTATCAGGTATTTGAATTTAACTATGTAAGAAATTATGTAGTACCTAACAACGCATTCTTGTTAGATGTTGCACCAGTTGCTTCTGATGTAGAGCCTTGGCCAGTCTTAGAAGTTTACGTAAACAATGTATTGCAACCATCTACTAACTACACTGTAACCACAACTAGTGATTCTACTACTGTAGTAATCAATATTCCAAATCAGATAACAAACACACTTGTTCAGATTTTAGTGTTAAGTGATCAAGTAAGCAAATATGCGTTCTATCAGATTCCGATCAATCTAAGCAACAACCCATTCAACACAGATATTACTGTAACTAATGTAGGTGATATTAGACGACAATACGCAAGCATATTTAATAACTGCCCAAACACAACAGGACACGTATTTGGCTCTAACAATTATAGAGACTTGGGTAATTTAGTACCATACGGTAATGTTATTATACAGAATAGCGCATCTCTAGCATTACCTGCTACATTCTTGCGTAATCTAGATTTCAATATTTTTGATGCGCTAGCATACAATAGCAAAAAGTATGTTGAATACAAGAACCTAATCGTATACACAGTAAATAGTTACCCATTCGACCAGCGTTATGATCCAGCATATGTATTGAACACTGCTATTGATCTTATCACTGCGGCTAAAGACAGTTCTCAATCATTCTTCTGGAGTGATATGATTCCTGCCAAAGCCCCGTACGCATCAAATGCTTATACTTTCAAAAGCAACTTAGACAGAACAGTTTATCCTTTAACACAAACTTATAATTTCAAAACAGCAAATTATAATGGTGTTTTAGTATACTTGTCTAGAACTATTAGCGGATTAACTATAACTAAGCAGCTAGTAATTAATCAAGATTATACAGTAAGTGCTACTGCACCTTCGCTAGAAATTACTATTCAATTGCTAGCAGGTGACGTTGTAACTATCAACGAATACAATCAAACTTATGGAAGTTATGTACCAAACACTCCAACTAAGTTAGGATTGTATCCTGCTTTCATACCTGAAGTAGTTTTAGATACTGGTTATCAGCAACCAACTTACTTCATCAAGGGTCACGACGGTTCTTACAACAAACTGTACGGCGATTATATTCCTGAAACAGATACGCTTGTTGACTTTAGAGACCAAGCACTGCTTGAGTTTGAAAAGAGAGTGTATAACAATCTTAAGTTAAGCAACACTATTCCAATTCAAGCATATGAAGTTACACCGGGCTTCTTTAGAACAACTGACTATTCATACGATGAATGGTTAGAAATTTACACACCTGGATTCTTGAATTGGGTAGGACAAAACAAACTAGACTACAAGCAACAGTACTATAATTCTTACAACCAGTATACTTGGAACTATAAGAAGACTACTAACAAAGTAGACAATAGCGTTATCGACATTGGTTACTGGAGAGGCGTGTATAGTTATTTCTACGACACAACTACTCCCAACACTACACCGTGGGAAATGTTAGGTTATAAGAACGAACCAAGTTGGTGGACTGACAGATATGGTCCAGCACCATACACCAGCAATAACTTAGTTCTTTGGGGAGATTTAGCAGCAGGCTTAGACTGGAATAACGGAAATCCTGTTGTAATACCTAAAGCAGTTCGTAATGGATTGTTAAAAGTGTTGCCTGTAGACAGTCAGGGTAATTTAATATCACCATTCCAAAGTGTAGTGGCTAATTACTATACTCCATCATTTGAAGCAAACTGGGTAGTTGGTGACGACGGCCCAGTAGAATTCAGTTACAGACGCAGTAGCAGTTGGCCTTTCGACTTAATGCGTATTCTAGCACTCACTAAACCAGCAGAATTCTTTAATTTAGGCGCTTGGGTAGACAACTACAAATACAGCGAAGAGTTCAACCAGTACTTAGTTGGTGGCAGAAGTCACTTAGTACCTAACGAAATTCCAGTATATGGTTCGGGCACACCTGTAACAAGTTATATTAACTGGGTAGTTGACTACAGAAAGCAGTACGGTGTTGACGCTACTACAACAATCACTACGTTGATAAACAACTTAGATGTAAGATTAGTATACCGTTTAGCAGGATTCAGCGATCAAAACTTGTTGAATTTCTATATTCAAAGCACTAATCCAAATAGCAATAACTCTTCATTGCTAATACCAAATGAAAGTTATCAAGTGTTATTATACAGCAACCCACCATACAGCGTGTTGCAGTACTCAAGCGTAATCGTTCAAATCACTAATCAAGGTCAGTATGCCGTATTTGGTAATTCACAGAATTCGGCGTATTTTTCAACTCTAGTACCTAAAAACGATGGGCAGACTAGTACTACAAAAGTAGATTCACTTTCAGTAACAGTACCTAGAAACTTTACATCGACCGAAGAAATGGTGCCATATGGTACTATATTCCAAACTCCGCAAGCAGTTGCAATATTCTTAGCCAGTTATGGTGCTTACTTAGAAGCGAATGGTGCAACATACGAATATCAACTTGGTGCCCTACCAATTAATTGGAATCAAATGATTTCAGAATTCTTGTACTGGGTACAAATTGGTTGGCAGCCGGGCGCAATCACTACACTAAATCCTGCTGCTTATGAACTTACAATCAATAGAGAAAATCAGATCGTACAGCCACTAAGCGTACAAGGTGCAAACTTTGTATTAAATCAAAACTTGTATCCAATCAAGAATGCTGACTTATCAATTATCAGAAATGGTACACAGTTTAGCGTTACTCCTCTAAATCAGGGTGACACTATTAGTTATGGACAATTCAACTTGAGTAATTTTGAAAACGCTTGCGTATTCAACAATACTACAATGTTTGGCGACACTATTTGCGATTTAGTAACTGGCTTAAGACAAAACAGATTATACTTGAGAGGGGCTAAAACTGCAAGTTGGAATGGTACATACACTGCGTCGGGCTTCATTATCAATCAAAATAATGTGGTACAATGGGATCCGGCAGCCAAGTACACTAAAGGACAAATTGTAAAATACAAAAATCAATACTGGGTCGCTCAAGATATTATACAACCAAGCGAAACATTCCAACAAAAGTATTGGTTGCTATCAAACTACAACATGATACAAACAGGTTTGTTGCCTAACTCTAGCACTAACTCGCTAGACAGTACATATTACTACAGCAATGAACAGTCTGCACTCAATACAGACACTAACTTATTGTGTTACTCATTGATTGGATACAGACAGCGCGATTATGCTGCTATTGCTGATCTAACAGATGTAACACAAGTCAATGTTTATCAGAATTTGATCAAGACTAAGGGAAGCACTAATGCGGTTAGCGCATTTAAGGGCGCAACTTTACCTCACGGCGGCATAGATTATAACGTATACGAAAACTGGGCTATTTTGTCTAGCAATTTTGGCGGCGTGTTAAACAATAACTTTGTTCAGTTTAAACTTAACGCAGCAGAATTAAGTGGTAACCCCTTCATTGTGGGTTTAACTGACGGAGTATCTACTACTGGAGTAGAACAAGAAGTACCTCTTTACTCTTTATACAACTACAATTACAGTTCACCTCCAACCAGCCCTAATGTATTACCTACTATAAGCCAATATGTTCCATCTACATTATTCCCTGATGCTGGATATGTGAACTTCAACGACGTTAAAATGTCGTCTTACTTCTATTCTCAATTGCCTACTGCCGTAAATCAACAAGGAGTAATTATACCTCTTACAAGTTTCTACGTAGGTGATTATGTTTGGTTAGCCAATTACTTAAATCAATGGAATGTGTATACTCCAATTTCACTTGGTCAAGTTGTTGCTGTAACAAACAATTTAAATAATACTTGCACTGTAACATTCTCACAGATGCACAATTTAAAACAATATGATTTGATCGCCATAACAAACTTTAATAGTGCAGTAAACGGATACTATACGGTTAATAATGTTGTTGACAATTATCAGATTACTATATTGTTGTCGTTAACTTCAAGTTCTCGTCAATTAATTGGTCAAGGCGTAGGTATGTATCTGTCCCCGCAGCGTGTAACTACACCTTCGCAAATCACAAATCTTCCTTTAGATTCTTCTGAGTTTGTTAAGAACACAGTTTGGGTAGATACTAATAATGACGGTGGATGGGCAGTTTACCAAAAGAACATCAACTATCAGTTAGAAGAAGAAATCACTCAACCGCTCAATGATAGTTTGTCGTTTGGTAGTTCTGTAGTTTACAACAGTAACTTAGGTGGCTACTTAATTGGTGACCCTAATTTAGGAAACGTATACAGATATGATCTTAACCAGGGCACGGGCGGATATGACTTATTCCAAACATTAACTCATGCTGCATCGTTTGGTTCTTCTATGGTAAACGAAGGATCAATTTATGTAATATCACAACCTACAGGTACTCCAACTGTTTATATCTATACTATCAACAATTCGGTACTATCAGATCAACTAATTTCATACCAGGCAGGAATCACTGCGCCTAGCGGCGTAACTAATTGGGGTAGCGCATTAGCATTATCCGGTGATACTAATTGGTTGTATATCTCAGACACCGGTCATAATAAAGTTTATGTTTACAATAAGCAAAATATATTGTTAACTGCTGGCAGTTTTGTGACAGGTGAAACGTACACTATCAACAGCATTGGTACTACAGACTTTACTGCTGTAGGTGCAATCGAAAATAAAGTAGGAATTACATTTATCGCAACAGGTGCTGGATCAGGTACAGGCACAGCAACTCAATCTACATATAAATCTTCAGCAATCATCGATGCTACTGGATTCTTGACCACTGGTGATAACTTTGGATACTCAATCGCAACTGATTACTACGGTGATACTGTTGTGATCGGTGCACCAGATGTTGACTACAGCACTGATTATCAAAACTGGGGTTCTGCGTATGTATATGAAAGAAGTGTGCAGAATTTCATAGCACCATACACATATCCTCTTAACTCAAATCCTGCACCATCTTTCCAATTAGCATGGTCTCCGTCAGCAGTACAAGTAAGCGTTAATAGTGTTGCAGTTCAAGCAAGCGAATACTCTATTTCAGGATCTACTTTAACATACACCGGTTCTTTGACCGCGGGAGATATCATCAATGTAAGCGGAAATGTATTCACTAAAGTACAAACACTTACTACACAAAACAATCCTCAAGTAGGAGTGCAGTTTGGTCTATCAGTAGATACAACTGCTCATGCAGGTGAGATTATTGTCGGTGCCCCATTCGAATTAACACAGCAATTAGTAGAAGGTGCAGTATACAGATTTACTAACGGTGGTGCAGAGTACGGTCAAGTATATGGCACATCACCAGTAGCAACTACTGCTACTCGCACAATACTGATTAATGGCTTTGCTGCAACTATACCTTCTGGTGCTAATGCAGCAGTAGCAGCAAACACTATTAATCAAACTAATATTATCAACATTACTGCTAGTGCAACTAGCGACAATAAACTAGTTATTAGTTTAACCAATCCTGCTTTAGCACAGGCTAATGAAAAATTACTAGTGACGGCACTAAACAGTTCAGCATTGACTGAATTAGGAGTTAATACATACACTCAAACACAAGTTGTGCTATGCCCACATACAGAAGGGCCAACACAATTTGGTACTGTAGTCAAGTTCAATGAGTCGGGATCATTTGTAGCCAGTGCACCAGTTGGCACTAGATATGAAGATACGACATTTGATGTTGTAGATTATCCTGATCAGGATACAATCTTTGACAACAATACTACACAATTTATTGAGTCGTTCCCAAATGCTGGCGCAGTTTACATGTTTGATTATTTGGGTAACTACAACGAAACTCTACAAAATCCTGGATCATTTGTATATGCTCAAAGTGTAAATGCACCAAATCTAACATACGGTCCTCAGCCGCGTTACGGCACTGCTATTGACTTTGTTAGCAATCGAGTTGTAGTTGGCACACCAAATATGTACAATTATGACATTAGTGCAACTACACTAACAGCCGGAGTAACATATACTATTGTATTCGTAGGAACAACAGACTTTACTGCAATTGGTGCTGTTTCGAACACGGTTGGTGTTACATTCGTTGCTACAGGGCCGGCTTCTGGTTCAGGATTTGCTACTGACGGTGATTTAGTAAGTTATGGTCAAGTAATTTCTTACACTAATTCTGTTGGTCAACAAGACTGGGAAGTTTACAGACAAACTGCACCAATTGTTGATACTGCAAGAATTGGGTACATGCAGATTTTCAGCGCACAAACTAATAACACATTAGTAAACTTAGACTACTTTGATCCATTGCAGGACAAGTTATTAGGTGCAGTAGCAGAAAACATTGATGTTATTTCAAACAATGATCCTGCAAGTTACAATAATGGAAATGTAACTCAACGTGCATTAGTTTGGGGTAAAGAACATTTAGGCAATATTTGGTTTAATACTTCTAATGTTAGATTCGTAAACTATCACCAAGATGATGTAGTATATAACAGTAAGTATTGGGGTGCGGTATTCCCTGGTAGTGATGTTGCAGTATATACTTGGGTAGCAAGCAATAACCCACCTGCAAACTATCAGGGCCCGGGCACACCATATAACACTAACCTATACACGATAGAAACTATATTAAATGCCTCACAATCAGCAGTACCTGTTTATTACTTCTGGGTAAGAAACACTAGTATTATCTTTAGTGAACAAGGAAAGACTCTATCTGACACCGTGCTGCAATCATATATCAGCAGTCCTCAAAACTCAGGTATAAGTTACATTTCTCCAATACTACCTAATGTATTCTCAGTGTATAATTCACAGCAGTACTTGAACGGTAATGATAGTGTGCTGAATGTGGGTTATGCTACTGGTGTGACTAACGATCAATATCACACTGAATACTCACTCATTAGAGAAAATTATCCTGATGACTTCTTGCCAGGTTTACCAACTCTAGCAAATCCTACCCCAACATTACTATATCAAAAATTATTGTATAGTTTGTCAGGCGTAGACGGAATAGGTCAAGTAGTACCAGATCCGTTCTTGCCAGTAGCAGTGCAATCTGGTGTTGCAGCACGACCAAGACAAAGTTTCTTCTTAGACAGATTCATAGCACTTCAAAATTACATTGAATTTGCAAACAATGTAATGAGCAAGTATCCTATCACTGAAATCAGAGAAAATGCTACTTACTTGTATGCTAAAGGTCCGTTCTACGACACATCTAATTATTGGGAGTTTATAAACTGGTGGGCACCTGGCTATGATAATTCTATCAGATCATCTACAGTAGTACCTTTCTACGCAGATTTGTCAACTTTAAGCGTTGCACCAGGTACTATTGTAAAAGTACAATCTAACGGTGCAGGTAAATCAGAGTGGTATATCTTAGTAGCTGGAAACGTTTGGAATCGCATAGGGTTACAAAACGGCACAATTCAATTCAAGTCTAGCCTTTGGAATTACAAGGATGCAGGATTTGGTTGGGGTAATAACTTCTTTGATACTGCGTCATTCGACACGTATCCTAGTGAAGAAACTTATTGGATAGCAAGAGCATTAACTGAACAGATTTATACTAACGAATTGTTGGCTTACAGAAATAATAGTTTGATCTTATTGTTCCAGTATATTCAAAGCGAATCTGTATCTTCGCAAAACTATCTTACTTGGTTGAACAAGACTTCATTAGTAGATGTTTCACACAACATCAGACAATTGCTTCCTTATGAAAACTATCAGTCTGACAATCAAGATTTCTTAGCTGGATACTTAGGAGAAGCATTACCTTACCACGTATTCATTAAAGAGTTTACATATGTATACACTGGTTCTAACACATGGGCCGGTAATGTAATCGACTTTGATTTACCAGCACAATATAACACTACAATTGATCAGTTTGTATCACCTCAATTGGTATACAGTAATCCTGATAATGTTTATACATACTCACCAACGAGTCTAATTTGGCAGCAACCTGAGTACTATCAGTGGTTTACTAATTATGGAATTAGTCTGACAGGTGAAACCAACTACTTGATCGGTGAAATAACTGCTTATTTGGGATTAGGATCTTCGGTTATTGCAGTAACAAATGCTTCAGGATTCCCATTAAATGGTGTAATCATGATTGGTGAAGAAAAGATTGCATACTCTACTGTAAACCGTGCAAATAATACTTTAACCAACTTAGTAAGAGGTTACGGTGGTACTACTGTTAGCGTTCACTTCCCTGGCGAAAACATTTATATTGACTTGCCAGCAGTTCTAGTATTGAACGGTGGCAGAGGGTACACTAATCCACCTAAAGTAACTGCTTATATTGATACTTCAATTTATCCAGCACCTTCAGTACCTGCTCAATTAGAAGCAGTTATGAGTTTAGACTCGGTAGTTTCAGTAAATGTTATCGATCCAGGTAATGGATATGCAGTACTCCCACAAATCATTATAGATTACGCTGAGCAAATTGTATTTGCAAGCACAAATGTAAATGTACTGTTTAGTACTATTCAGATTCCTACACCTCTCTTACAAACTGGAGACTTAGTAAAATACGAAATGTCTCCAAACGGACAGGCTATTGGTGGAGTTGAAAACAACCAATGGTACTACATAAACGTACTACAAAGCGCGCCTGCTGTTGTTGTAGCACTTTACACAACTTACTTAGATGCAGTAAGTGATACGAACAGAGTATTCTTCTATAATCAAGGCTCGGGAACTGGTCATACTCTGAATTTAGGCGCAAAAGCATCTGCTGTTTCTACAGCCGCGCCAATCAGAGAAAACAATATAACATTGAAGTTTGACAGAACTAGTTATAATTCTCAAGTATCAGAATGGACTCCTAATGCATTTTATGGTGCGTTCTTTACTGGGGATGCATTAAGTCAGTTACAAACTTCAAGTTCTACGCTGCCATTAAGTAGCACTCAGCCTGATATCAATTCTATATTAACTAGCGCACAAGGCTGTGTATTTGAAATCGTAGACACTGGGAACATTCAGCAAGTTGAATGGTCTTCTTTTGTACGCACTGTGTCTGAAACTATAGCCTCAACAAATGCAATTAGATTAATTCTAAGCAGCAGTACGCTAGAAAATGCTTCAGGTTCTACAGTTGGCATGGTTGAAGGAATGCCGGTACAGTTTAACGGTTTTGTTGGTTCAAGCGGTATTGTACCAAACACTGTGTACTATGTGAAAGAAGTATTAAGTCTTACAGACTTTACTATTTCAGCAACTTCAGGCGGCAGCACGCTTTCATTGAGCAATCAAGTAATAACTGGTGCTGGATTAAATTGCTTAGTTGCACAAGTAACTAATACTGCAACACTGACTATGAACTATCCTGGCATAAGAACTGCTACTTCGGTCACTGCTAACAGTATTGCAAAACGTGGTTACATAACTGTACCGTTGAATTCAATTGGTACAGGTGGCACAAAGGGTATGTATTCTGGATTACCTGTATTCTTTGTAGGGAATGTATTTGGCGGAGTAGTAGCAAATCAAGCATACTATGTCACTACGGTACTAGATAAGCAAAATTTCACAATTTCCACTAGCGCAGACCCATACACGGTACAAGTAGAAGCAACTAATAGCAGTACCAATTATGTAACTTTGAATAGTACAACTGGACTTTCAGTTAATGATCCTATTGTTATTAACGAAATGGTTGTTGAAGGGCAAGCAGCAACTAGTTTTGGTAACATCGTTCCTTCTACAATTTACTATGTAAGTCAAATAATCGATGGTTTTAACATAACGATTTCTACTGATTATAATGGTAGTACATTTGTGCTGTCTACAGTTTCATCCACTACTACAGTTACTGCTGGTTCTTTTGTAACAGGAGTTACTTATACTATTCTAGATTTAGGAACTACTGATTTTACTTTGATTGGTGCAGCATCTAATACTATTGGAGTAGTATTTGTCGCAACAGGAGCAGGAACTGGTACAGGTACTGCAACTTGCCGTTCTTTTGCAACTCTAGTAAGTCAAGCAAATACTGCACTTCTGACTACTTCTATTGGTGACATGACAATCAACTTGTCGCTACCAGTAAGTCCCGGACAAGTTAATGGTCAGTTGTTTACATTATACAAAACATCACAAGAATATTACCCAATTACATATACAGTTTCTAACGAATTAACTGGCTCAATTGTTGCAACTATTGCAGGGGTTAATTATGCTGCTATATCTGCTACATATGGCACAGCAAATTTCTATGTAAACATGCCATTAAGAGTAAGTCACAATATTGGTAACTTGGTAACAGCAACTACTTACTATGTGACTAGCATTGGTGCAATAACAGTAGAAGTAACAGCAACTGCATCTTCTACAAATAGACTTACTTGCAACGATACTTCTGTACTCTACGCTAACATGCCAATCGTCTTTAGTGGTACAGGGTTAGGTGGAATCACAATTAGTCAAACATATTATGTAAAAACAATAATAGATTCAACACACTTTACTATAAGCACTACACCGAGCGGTACTGTATTAACTCTTACCAGTGACACTGGTTCTATGACAGGCACTGGAGATGCGTATATAACACTATCGACTTCGTTGGGAGGTGGCAACGTTTCGTTATCAAGTGACTATGGCCCAGTTACATATACACAGACACCTGTCACTCTGCCTGATATAGCAGTTAATTACTTAGTAGGTGGCTACTCTGTAACTATCGTAGCCGGGGGGCAAGGAATGGCTACAACTAATGTACTAACAGTAAGCGGTACTGAAGTAGGTGGCGTATCCCCTGCCAATGACGTTACTATTGAAGTGAATGGAGTAGATAGTCAAGGATCTATAGTAAGTTTAACAGTCACGGGAACAGTACCTGCTGATTCACAAAGCAAGTATTACTTAAAAGTAACAGGAACAAATACATTTGAAGTGTATGCTGATCCGTTAATGGCAGTACCTGTAACAGGAATTGGATTCCCATACACGGGAGTAAAATCAACTACTGCAACTACAGTTACTGCTTCCAATGACAGAGTTACTGTAGCAGATTCTACAATATTTGCAGTAAATGATTCAGTAGTATTCACTGGAGAAGTTTTCACTACAGATATTGTATTGGGTCAGACTTATTATATTAAGGCAAAACCAACATCAACTACTGTAACTATTTCTACTCTGCCTGGGGGTACTACATTAGATATAACTGCAAATGCATCTGGTTCTATGACTATGGCTGCTTTGGGTTCGTTTGCGTTCTTGTATGAACCATTCTATTTTAACCCAAGCATTGTTAAGTTCAGCAATCAACTGTATCGCTGCATAGTTAGCAATAATGATTCAGAATTTGTTTATGGCAAGTGGGAACTATTAGATTCGGGTGATCGTAGAATCAACGCACTAGACAGAATTGTTGGATACTATAAGCCTACAGTCAATATGCCTAGTTTCACGTACCATGAGACTTCACCGCTTCAGCCAGGAGTTTCAAGTGTTGACTTCTCACAATTATTGACTGGTACTACTTACCCTAACAGCACATACTTAGGTAATCCGTTCCAACCATCGCAACAGTTACCGCTGAATGTAAAACTGCAAGATCAACCATTTATTGCAACTCTGCCAGCAGTATATGATGTACAAGGCTCAGCATTTACTTCAGGATTCGGCCCAGAAGAACTAGTACCTGGTATTGTATCTGACAATCTATCTATGATAGTTAATACGCTACCGGGTAGTAATTGGGATCCTGCTCAATATGCACATGACGGTTATAATGTAGTATCTCTACAATTTACACCTGCTTATTCAACCCAAACTGTTTACAGTTTTGATAGAGCAGTTCAAGTGCCCGCACAAGTAGCAGTATTTGTGATTAATGGTTCTACTCAATTGTCTACTAGCATCTATAATAGCATAGATTATACTGTTGATTGGGTAAACAGTACTGTAATATTGAATAGTCCTCTAGCAGCATCTAATACTCTAAGAATAGATGTGTACGAAGTAGGCAATGGATACCAATTAGTCAAGTCAAGTACTAAGCGTGACCCTATTATACTAGATCCAGTTACTGGATTCAATGGAATTCCATTAGATTGCAACTATGCCGGTAATATCAATAACGGCAACGGAATAGTAAGACCGGGTACGGCACCTATACAAACCAATGCTACTGCTACTATAAGCGCAACAAATTCTATTGTAGTAGACAATGTATCAAGTTTCATATTAAACAGTCCAATTACATTCCAAGGTAGCACTTTTGGAAACATTGTAGCAGGTACTACTTATTATGTAAAAACAATCAGCACTGTAACAGACAGTATTACGGTGTCTACAACATATGATATTTCAACCGGTATAGCAGGATCTACATTCCACTTAAGTGACGCGGTGGGTAGTATGGTCTGCATCATCGAAACTGGCAACGGAGTATTCTGGAGTCCTCCAGTCGTATATCACAATGGTAATAAACTAGTTTTGGGAACTATAAATTTTGCGATTTCAACTTCAGCAAGCACAGGATACATAACATGTAACTCTACTTCTGGATTAATAGCAAACACACCTATTAAGTTTAGCAATACAATGTTTGGTGGCGTAACTCCACAAACAACTTATTACATTTCTCATATTTTGGATTCTTATAAATTTAGTATATCTGCTACTCCTGGTGGAGCACCATTAACATTGACCGATGCAGTTGGTGGAGCATCGTTTATTACAAACGACTATGCTGCTGCGCTTTCGGCAGACGGTTTTACAGCCAAATTAGTGTTTGCTTCACTTTATGATCCTTCAGTAGATTATATTACCTATACACTGTTTGGAGAAACAGTTCCTCAATATAGCTATACTATACCTGAAACTCAAGTCTTTTCAAATATCACAGGATCTTCATTTACTTTAACTAATTATGTAGTTGAAGATAATCCTACTAACGCTATAGTAGAAGTAAATGGCGTAAGACAAACGGCTGCACAGTACACTATCAGCAGTTTATCAAACACCATAACATTCAATACTCCTCCACCGATCGGAAGTACAGTTGCAGTAACATCATATAACTTGACTGATAATCAATACTTTAATACTCAATATGGTATTAGTGGTTCTTCTCTGTCTGCATCTACTACAGTTATAGTATCTGCTACAACAAACACAGTATCAACTTATGACCAAAACGGCACAGTTGGATATGACACTCAATTGTACGCAGAAAATCTAAACACGCTAACACTAGATACTGGATATAACACTTCAGTGTTCACAATAGGTCAAGTGATTGTGTTCTCTGCTCCAACTATCGGCGGTATAGTAGCCGGTAAAAACTATTACATAGCACAAATAATAGATTCTTCTACGTTTACTATTTCGGAACTATTAGGTGGCGCACCAATTGCGGTAACTACTGCTACGGGAACAATGACTGGAAATCTAAACGGCATCACAGTAGCCGCGATTACTAATATCAGTAATGTCATATCAGATCCTCTTGCTACTACAACAGTAACTGGAACATCTTCTATAACTAACTTGATTACTTGTGCTTCAACTACTAACTTTGCTTTAAATCAAACTGTGCAGTTTGAGGCTAGTGTTATTTCCGCTACATCAATTGTTATAGGGGCAACATATAGAATTGAATCATTAGGTACAACTGATTTTACAACTATAGGTGCTGCTACAAATGCGGTTGGGGTAATCTTTATTGCTACAGGAGTGGGTACTGGTACAGGCACTGCACTATTGGCTACATTTGGCAACATAGATTTGTTGGGCCAAGTGTACTTTGTAAAAACTAAAGACAGTTCTACAACATTCTCTATTTCGGATCAAGCAGGTAACACAATTACATTAGGTACTGATTCCGGTTCGATAAAAGCAATAGTCGGTGGACAACCTACTATTAGAATAACAACTGGCGTACTTAATACTTTTGAAGACAATACTCTTGTTAGAATTGATGGAACATTGGGTTCTACACAATTAAATAACCAGACGTTCTACGCTAAAGTAATTACAACTACTCAGTTTGACATTTACTCACAACCATACAGTCCTGCGTTTGGGGCTATTAACTCTCCAGTTACTAATGTATCTACTTGGCTTGGCGGTGGATATGCATGGAGAGATGGGCTATTCACTATAATTGATACCAAAGCAACTGCGACCGCACCGAATGGACTAATCACTGTTAATTCGACTACAGAGTTAATATTGGGTACCCCAGTATACTTCACTGTTTCGGGAACAGCACTTGGTTCAACCATTATGGGAGGATTAATCGCAGGCAGAGAGTACTTTGTAAATCAAATTGTTCCTGGAACTGGTTTCTATGTCACCGAAACTAGAGGTGGCAACAATCTAGCACTTACTTCTGATACAGGTGGTGTCAACGTAACACAATGGCAACAAACTAATGTTGACCGTCTATGGGTAACAGTAAATGGGTATCGAGTTCCTTCTTCATCACTGCGTTTGAATCCAGGAAATGATCTAAGCATACTAGCAAGTATTAATCCAGGTGACGAAGTAATTATTACTAGTATGGTGCCTTCGGCTACCCCAAATCAAATGACTTACTACATGAATGTAAATCAACTTGGGGTACCGGTAGTTTACAATGCTAACATGTCTAAAACTTGGTTAGTACGTGGATTAGAAAGTTTAGATACAGTAATTTACGTCAACGATGTATCACAAATTACAGAAACTATTGTCCAAAACAATATTGCACCTGCACCAGTTGGAGGAGTAATCAGTATAGGATTGAATGTAGACAAGAGAACACTAACTAGCGTAACAGTTTACAACAACACAACTGGTCAAACTGTTCCAAGTAGCGCATATAGCGTTCAAATAGTTGACGCATCTCCTACTCTGCTAATAACAGGGGGAGTCACTACAGGAAACTACTTGACGATAACTTCAATTCAGGGTAACTTAATCTATATTAACGGAGAACAAATTGTATTTGGAGTAGTAGATTTTGCCACTAACACACTTACCCAATTGCAACGTGGAGCAAATGGCACTGCTACACAGACATTAATCGCTCCGTATACTCCTGTACTAGGATTGCTGCCCGGCGATCGATTATCTGATACTTACTATAATCAAACTTGGAATCCAATCCCAGGAATCTACAATCTTACTGAGGGCGACCCGCTACAGATAGCAGATACTGCCCCTGCTACTTTCTTAAATACGGGGAAATAAGTAATGATAAATAATTCTATGAACTCGGATAATTCAAAACCTATGAACTTACAGGCAACCACACCCCAAAGAAAGCCCAATGAATTGGGAACATTGCAATTTTCGTCGCATGTTAAGATCACTGATCCTAACACAAGAGAAGTTTTGGTAGATAAGAGGGGTGACAACTAAAATGTCTATTATTAACTTAGCCTATAAAGTAGAAGGTTTTCTAAAGATTTATGACCCAAATAATGGGGAAATCTTTGTAGACAAAAAGAATGCTATCAACTATGAAAACATGTCCATAGCCATTGCTAATACTCTTAGTGCCCGCGGTTATGGAGAAATTTACGAAATGGCGTTTGGTAATGGTGCTGCTTCAGTAGACAATACTGGTGTTATTACTTATTTGCCGCCAAACGTTACGGGTCAGAACGCGGCCCTGTATAACCAAACTTATTCAAAGATCGTAGATGATAACAGTGTTTTCAACTTAGATCCTACTAGAAACAAAATGACAGTGTATCACACTGCGGGTACAGTATATACTGACATTTTGGTGCAATGTTTGCTTGATTACGGCGAACCTGCAGGACAAAATGCATTCGACAACAGCACACAAACAGATTCTTCATACGTGTTCGATGAATTAGGATTACTGTCCAATAATGGTACAGATTCTAACGGAAATGTTTTTACAAGTTTGTTAACTCATGTTGTTTTTCACCCTGTACAGAAGTCTCTGAACAGACAGATACAGATTGACTACACAGTTAGAATACAATCGTTGACCAACTTGATTACAACCAGTTCTTAACAGATAAATAAAAAGCGGAGCCACTGCAACTATGTCATATACAATACTTTTAACTAATGGTACAGTACTTACAACTATTCCAGACGGTACTATTAATACTACCAGCACATCGCTAGGATTACCCGGCAGAAACTATGCAGGGTATGGTCAGCCAATCGACGAAAACTTTGTGTGGCTCACTGAAAACTTTGCAAACACTGCTCCACCGGCTAATCCGCTAGCGGGACAGTTATGGTATAACACTAATAATCAAACGCTGTATGTTTGCCCTATTCAAGGAACTACTAGTGCATCAAGTTGGCTAGCACTAACATCAACTTCAAGCGGTGGCACCACAACATTTGGAAATGTAACTGTAAACGGAAACATTCAAGCAAACAATGCAACTGTTACTAATTCTATCTCAGCAAATGCTATTACTGTAAATTTTGCTACGGTATCTTCAAATTTAGTTGCAGGTAACGCGAACATTACAACTGCTAATGTAGGTACATTATACACTAATGCAATTAGTTCAGGTTCTCAATCAACTGCAGGTACTCTGACTGGCGTTTGGACTGCTAATGGTTCAGGAACAGTTACTTATACTGGACCGCACACTGCTTCAGGTACTTCTTTATATGTCACTGGCGGAAATTTAGTAATCGATCCAGGTTCAAGCAGTGCAGGCATTAGATCAGATAATTATTACTATGCAAATGGTACTCCAATTCCAATTGGTGGCATATACGGAAATACTCAAGTAGCATCATTCTTGTCTACGGGTTTTGGTAGTAATACAATCACTACTTCGGGAACTATAACCGCAGGAACTCTCAGCGCAACAGGTACTGTTGTTGCTACAAATATTGGAAACATTGCTGCAATAAACTTAACTGGCAGCAGTAGCAATGTGCTGTATGGTAACGGTGTCTTTGCTCCAGCGGCCGGCGGATCAACTTATGGAGACAGCAACGTTGTTACTTTACTTGCTGCATTTGGTAGCAACACTATCGTAACTACGGGTAATATTACTGGCGGTAACTTTATAGGAAATGGTAAGGCACTTACAGGTATTACAAGTGCAGGCACTGCCGGCGCAGTGAGCATGACTCCTCAAAGCACAGGTACTTACTATCTGCCATTTATTTCAGGTACAACATCAGGAAATTATGCACTGAACGGGAACGCTAATTTCTCGGCTAACTTAGCAAATGGATATATCACTGCTACTGGATTTGTAGGTAACGGCGCAGCACTAACTGGAGTTGCAGCCTCGTTCCCTATCACAAACGGCACTTCGAATATTGCAGCACCCGTAGTCAATGGCAACATTAATATAACGGCAGCAGGTAATACGACATTAGTAATTACGGGCACCGGGGCAAACATTTCCGGTACTTTAAATGCTACAGGCAATGCTAATGTGGGTAATATCGGCGCTGTCATAGGCGTATTCACTAATGTAAAGGGTGAAGGTGGTAATCTTAGCAACATTCAGGGTAGCAATGTCATTGGCACAGTGGCTACCGCAATTAGTGCTGGTACAGTAACTACTGCTGCTCAACCAGGCATTACTTCAGTTGGTACACTAACTTCACTCACCGTATCGGGTGCAATAACAACAAACGGAAACGCAGTAGGTTATTTGGGTATTCCTCAATCAGGTGGAGCAGGAAAGACTACTTCATACACAACTGTATTGAGTGACTCGGGCACACAGATTTACTACACTGGCGGAAATGCAGCAACAGCGACAACTTGCTCATCCTCATCAACTACTTTGACAGTAGGAGGAACTCCACTGACCGGAACGTTTGCTCCAGGAATGCCTATCTTAATTGCATCAGGTACTGGAACATTAGCAACGGGAACAACTTATATTGTCAGCCAACTAAGCGGAACTACTGGTGGAGCAGGTACATACCAGTTAAGCCAAGCGCCTACTGTAGCACTAGCATCGGCAACCATCTACGGCGGTCCAGTACTGACTATTGCTGCTAACTCTTCAGTTGCATATCCAGTTGGTACAGTACTAACATTCATCAATGATGGTTCTGTTGCTAACTTGCAAGCAGGGATAACATGTGCTGATAATCTTGTATGGCAGGCTAGTGGCGCCACCGGTACTAGATTCTTGAACCGTTATGGTATTGCTGTAGCAACTAAAGTTACGGGAACTAGATGGTTCATTACTGGAGCATTAACTTAATGAGTGGAATACTTTCTGGAGAACTTGCTAGTCTTTCTTACAACCAAACATTTACTATTCAATGTGGGTCAGGCACTAATACTGGGCCAAAAACTTTCACTTTCTCTATGTTCGGATGGTGCCCATTTACTTCAACTCCCGGACCTGGCGGAGTTGTACTACCAGACGCACCAATTGGTAAATTGTTAACTGGTAACCCCGGAACTGGTACGTCCCCTATTGCTGGAATATGGGAATCGCAAAGCGATTCCAGTTTACAAGTTGACTTGAATATAGCATTCTGGGGTGTATACACCACATCAACTATAAATACGATATCAATTAACGGCACGGTAATATCAGGATCTGGTGGAGGTTTTACAGGATTGCCTAATAATACTTTTGGTATTACCCGTTGGGTATTAACCGAGTCTACAACCGTTCATCTTAATCTAGCCGGCCCAGTGACTATCATAATAACTTAGTATGTCAAAATCTATTAAATGCTGGGAATATCCTGGCATATTGGTAATCAAAATCGATTCATCTCCGTGTAATCATAAATTTAATATGCGAGCTGGCGATATAAGCTTGGGCGCATTTTATTACGGTAAAATAACTATTGTTGATGCTGCTAGACCGGATATCATAGGACACACATTTACTGATTGGTATGATTTTACAAAGCCAGAAAATCATAGATTCAATGAGTGGGGTCAATGGATGGTTTGCAGAGTAGAAGACGATGCAGGTTGGAGATGCTTTCACTCAGAGTGCGGTACTTACAAGGGCATTGAATTGCTAGTTGTTTCTGAAGATACGATACTTACTGATAAACCTGCTGTAATACTTGATGGCAATTTTTACGATAGTAATAAAGTATATGAAGCAATGGACTATGTTGAGCATTCTAACCAACTATCGGGTACAGGGAGGTTAGTTATTTTTCATGAACAACCTGTTTGATAAAGTATATTGTGTTAGTTTACCTGAAAGTCAAGATAGATGGAATAAGTTTATTGTAGAATATAAAAATGCCACAGGCTCAAATGATGTAACAAAAATGTGGGCTATACCTCCCGCCCCAGAAATAATCAAAGATAATGCCGACTTAGTTCTTTTTAATTATCCAGCTAGAACAATGATAGGTTGCACACTATCACATATCAAAGTGCTTTCAGATGCACTGTTTCATGGATATGAAAGCATACTTGTCTTAGAAGACGATGCTTTTTTATTGCCTGAATCTGTTGAAACAGTTGCAGCAGCACTTAAAGAGATACCAAACGATTGGGGGATTTTGTATTTAGGTGGCCACCCAACTGGGCCATTAATAAAAGTTACTGAACGCATAGCAAAACCCACGTCTCTATTTTGGAGTTCTTGGGGATACGCTATTCGTAGAGATGCTATGCACAAAGTTATTCACAAGTGTTTAGACATGATTTCACACACATCCTACGACGGTATTTTAGGTAAGCAAGCTGAAGCTATACAACGATATGTGATGTGTCCTCCAGTTTTGTCCGTACACGCTGGACATAGTACCATTACAAACAGTGAGAGCGATTTAGCAGAACTTGCTAAACCCGATTGGGTTAAGTTCTCGCCATGAATATTGTAGTATGCTCAGATGGTAGATGCGGTAGTCTGTGGTTAACGTTTGCAATCGCACATAAATTAAAACGTTCTTTTGGATGGCTGGATGAAGGACTGTGCGAGAATACAGTTCACATGACTCATGTTTTTGAACTTATTGAAAGTTTTGATGGTTTGGTAATACACTCTACTAGAAGAAATGCTCTAGATCATTTTATCGCTACAGTTTTTTATGATCGGGTAATGTGCAAAGATGAAGAATGGGTAAACTTTTCTAATTCGATAGGAATATGGAGTCATATCCATGACGATGAAAAGCGAAAGCCAATTCTAACTAAAAAATTCAAAGAAATGGTAGAACGAACTCGCATAAGAGTGTATAGAAAAGAGTTTGAAGATTTCATGCAAGCTAGAAATAAGAATAAACAATTTATAAACGCTTACGGTGGACTAAAGCATACTATTTACTATGAAGACTTGTTTGATGGGATTACGATTCCTGAATTAAGTATAGGGACAATTAGTTTTGAGCAAAAGGGTATATTTACCAAACTGCCGTATGATAAAACAGATATAGTGACTAACTACAAAGAGATAGAAGAATGGTTCATAAATTAACATTATCCGTTTTAGTTGAACCAGACTGTAATAAATGATATAAGAGTATCTTATAAATATTGTTATGAAACAGAAAAAGATACTCCGTGAAATTTACGCAGCTTGTCTTACGCATAATACCACTCGCCTTTATGAATTGCAATTAGAAGAGTTTAAAAAAATCTTCAAACGCAAACAAGAAGGCAAGTCGGTCTCCAAACCCAAGTATACAGTGGTACGATAGATAAGTAATTTTAATGGTAGTAAACTCTTAAGTAAAGGCGTCTTGGACCTACCGTATAGCATAAATACTTTATGCTGCACAAACACCACATAATACCTAGACATGCAGGAGGAACAGATGATCCTTCTAATCTAGTTGAACTTACTGTGGCAGAACATGCCGAAGCTCATAGGTTATTATTTGAACAATACGGTAGATGGCAAGATCGTGTAGCATGGTTAAGTTTATCTGGGATTATAAAAGACGAAGAAAGAATTAACGAATTAATAAGAAGTTGGCGTGGTAGGAAACATACTGAAGAAAGTAAATCAAAAATTTCTGTCTTTCAAAAAGGAAGAAAACATAGTGAAGAATCTAAACTAAAAATTAGCAAAAGTTTGAAAGGAAAACCATCTAAGTCTAAAGGTAAAACCAGATCAGAGGAATTTAAACAAAATGTTTCTAATCAAAAGTTAGGAAATGATTATGGTAAATTCTTTAAAGGAAAATCGTGGCACAAAGATCCCGTTACTGGTAAAAGAGTATGGGATTAAAAACAGCGTAAACATTTAAGTAAAGGTGTCTTGGACCGGGGTTCGATTCCCCGATGCTCCACCAACTATGGGGCATATCGGTTTCGACAAGGTAAGTAATAGTCAAAATGCGCTCGACAGGCGAATGTCGTTAATATAGCAAAACATATAAATGCTAACGATAGCGTTTACGCTTTAGCGGCCTAAAAAACTTGCTAAGCCGGGGTTGGTAACCTTGTCAAATAATAACCAGAAAAGGCTCGCAAGAGCCTTTTCTTTTATAAATATTGGTATGATTCCCTTATATGTCTCTTACGTAGCTAAACTTCAAGGTGTGTCAGTCAACCTTAATAAAATGACGTTTGACTACGAAGTTATCAAAGACCGAATTCAAGACAACAAATTTTACTTAATGAAAGACAATCAGTATGCTAAAGAAGCTGATTTGTTGGAATACACAGTCAATATTATAGAATATATCAGAAAGTCGGTTTTGTTCAACATCATAACTTACGAAGTGCTGCGACCTAATACTGCACTACCGTGGTCACTAACATCTGACAAGTACAGTCATCACATTCCACTTGTGACTAACGGGGGTTGCTGGACTGTATACGAGAATAATACGTTTCATCTGCCCGCCGACGGGACAATCTATACTGTAAACAAAGGCAAAGGACACAGCTTTATCAACGCGGGGCTAGAACCCAGAGTGCATTTGACGTTAGAATAAATAGTAGATGAATCTCAAAGAACTCCATTCCTTCAAAATGTCAGATGCGGTCAAGTTTCACGACCAGCTAAATCCATCTCTTTTTCACGGGCAGCACTTAAACCCTGTAATTAGAAAAAAACTGTTAGCAATAGCAGAAGACTTTTTGAACAATTTAGGAGTCAGTCCATTTAAAGTCAAAGATGTTACCATGTCAGGGTCTAATGCTGCATATTCTTACACCCCGCATAGTGATATCGACTTGCACGTTATCGTAGACATGGATCAATTTAACAATGATGAGGTTTATCAAGAACTATTCAATGCTAAAAAGACAGTCTATAATGATAAGCACGACATAACAATAAAAGACATTCCAGTAGAATTGTATGTTCAGCCGGCAAGTGATCCGCATGTGTCATTGGGCGAATACAGTATAATGAATGATCACTGGATAAAATTCCCACTAAAGCGCAGGGCAAACTTTGATCAAAACAATACTAGAGCCAAGTATCAACAACTAAAAAGTTTTTGTGAACTTGCACTAAAAGAACGAGACCTTAAAAGAGTCAGCAAGGTACTAAAAAAGATAAAGCAATATCGTAAAGCAGGTTTGGCTAACTTTGGTGAATTCGGGCCTGAAAACTTAGCATACAAGATGGTAAAGAATCAAGGATACTTGCAAAAGTTATATGACTTGCGAGACAAGTTGCATAGTGCAAAACTAAGTTTTGAAAACATGTATCAGAATCCTGAAACTATCAAAGAAACAATAGGCCCGCATGAAAAAAAAGAATTAAAATTAATGTTACATGGGGATAAGCCTGCTGCTATCATAGATTATACCGATTTAAATGAAAAAGTATGGCAGAACGCCATACAGAAAAATAATTGGACAGTAGAAACTATAGACATGAGCAAAATACCTCCACGAAAAGGTAGTATTTGGGCTAGCACTGCTCCAATGATTATAGTTAGTAAAGACCCTAATGTGGCTAAAAGTATAAAACGACTGATGCTTGCTACTTTAGGAAGTCCCGATGAGGCTCCGGCATCATATCATGTTCAATTAGGCAGATTGCTAGGTTACAGTGAAGCAGATATCCAACACTTTTTAAAACACGTTGGATATAAAACTGATATTTCAGAAGAGACTGCTCCTAAAGAAAAAGTGTTCTATCATGTTACGACTACAGATAATGTTCCTCGAATAAAGAAGAAAGGTATTTTACCATTACAGCCTAGTAACTGGGTGCAAGCAGGCACAGGGGAACGTTACGGCGGTGGTGAAATATTTGCGTTTGACAATCTTCCCGACGCTCAAAGTTGGGCGGGTAAAATGGATTGGGAATTACACAAGAAACTGGGCACCGGCAAAATATCAATCGTTAAGTTCACTGATGATAACGATTGGGAAAAAGATACTGCGCCAATGGTTGCTTATAAAGGCAATGCGTTAAAGAGACATGGCAGAGTTAAGCCAGAGAATATAATAGATGCAGTACCTTTGACTTCTGATGCACTTAGAAAATTAACCTCATCTAATACTATAACAGAAGAACGAACTACCTTACAAAAAATGTACGGTAATAAGTTGCCTGAACGTGATGAAATATTTTGGAATTATGTTTCTACTAGAGATTTAAAAAAGCCATTAGTCATCAAAACTATGCCTAAGCATAAAGTAAAGATACATTTGCTTGGTCAATACCGTGTTGAACATATTGATGATTTAGTAGACCGTTTAGACGATGAACAGATGGATACCTTTACTCACTATGTTAGTGATCCTGATTTATCAGATGAAGTAATTGTAATCGATGATAATAAAATCATCGATGGACAACATCGTGCGCTAGCAGCCGCAGTTAGAAATGTACCTATCAAGTATGTAGACTTATCAGACCCGTTAGATGATTCATCAGAGCCGTTAGATGAAGTTACTATAGACAATGTTAAAGGATGGGGAGCAGTACCTCATAATCAAGATGTAGACTATTTTGGGTTGCGAGTTAAAATGCGACCAAGTATATTCTTGAAATTAGCAGCACCTACCCATACTGAACCTGATGAAGAAATGACAAATCATATAAAGTCTGGTGGTGCGATTGGTGCACCTTTTCTTTATGTTCTGATGCCCGAAGACTGGGAGAAAGGTGATTATAGCATGGCGGCTAGAATTGGTGGTCATGAAGGCAGACACCGCATGAAAACTATCTTAAAGCATGAAGGTGACGATCCTGTAGAAGTTCACTTGTTCCCTATGAGCGGTTACAGAAGCAGACACTTAACTTCTGAAATTATCGATAACTGGAACAAAGGTTTGTATGCTGAAAAGAGTCGTGTAGTAGTACCTGGACCACTGTTTAGTGTGTCTGGTAATACACAGAACGTGACAGAAGCCTCGGAAGATATTCCAAAAATTGTATATCATGTAACTCCCACTAAAAATATAAAATCGATCGCCAAAGAAGGTTTAAAACCCGGCATAGGAGACAGATCAAATAAAATAATGAGAGAAAAATCTGGAATCTATGTATTTCCTAGTAGGCTGGCAGCAGAAGATGCAGTGATGAATTGGTTAGGTGATGAATTCGAAGATGAACCACTCACGATGCTAAAGATAGATACCTCTGGATTGGAAGATCACATTTCCAAAGGTGCAGGATATGAATTGATAATTGACACTATTATTGAACCTAATAGGATAAAGAAAGTCAACATATCACTTGAAGAAGCCTCAGGCTACATTCCCAGTTATGCCCAAAGAAACGACCCCAGATACAAAACCGCCTTGACATTGGATGTCCATCCTGATACAATGCGTAAGAATGCTAAACGATTTGGAAACAAAATCAGTAGAGCAGGAATTCCCCCAACAGCGAGACCAGACGGGAAAGTATAATGGACGAGTTTGAGTTTGAGACTGCGATAGAAGCCCGAAAAGTTTTGGGCGCAATGGGCGACCGAATGTACAAATCTGAATGTACCCGTTTCAAACGGGATCTTTGGACGCTGTATGAAAACATTTCCGGTATGATCAGTGAATTGGCTAGCCTCGAAGTCAAGGCCCGACAGACCAAAAATCCCCGAAAAATCCCAGACCAGCGCAAGAAAATCCAGGATGCGATGGTATATTTGGACAAACTTATTTTGATCCAAATTTTAATGCAATAGAATCAATGACTTACAGAGCCAAAAAGTTCTTGCATTTCCCTGCGACTTCTGTATAATAGATTCATAAGTTGATGTTGTTGATTCACTCTTACTAAAGGTACATACTTATATGGCGACTGCGATTTCTGATAACAACACCATTACGAGCGTTCAAGCCCGTAAGGCTCTTTTGAAGGCGTTCAAGGCAAAGCGACCCGTGTTTCTTTGGGGTACGATGGGTATCGGCAAGTCTGAGGTAGTCGAGCAGATTACTGATGAACTTGGCGGTCTTATGATCGATTTGCGTATGGCGCAGATGGAACCCACTGACATTCGTGGTATCCCGTTCTATAACAAGGATATCAACAAGATGGACTGGGCTGCCCCTGTCGATCTCCCGACTGAGGAACTGGCTTCTCAGTACCCGATTGTTGTCTTGTTCTTGGATGAGATGAATTCGGCTCCCCCTGCTGTTCAGGCAGCGGGCTATCAGTTGATTCTCAACCGTCGCGTTGGCAAGTACAAGTTGCCCGATAACGTGGTGATCGTTGCTGCTGGTAATCGTGACACCGACAAGGGCGTTACTTATCGCATGCCGATGCCGCTTGCTAATCGGTTCTTGCATCTTGAAATGCGGGCTGACTTCAATGCTTGGCAGGCATGGGCTGTCACTAAGGGCATTCACAAGGACGTGGTTGGTTATCTGTCGTTCGCTAAGCAGGACCTGCACGACTTCGATGCTAAGTCGGCAAATCGTGCGTTCGCTACCCCGCGTACTTGGTGCTTTGTGAGTGACTTGCTCAATGATGAGGACACCGATGCCGATACTCTGCACAATCTGATTGCGGGTGCTATCGGTGACGGTCTTGCTCTCAAGTTCATGAAGCATCGTCAGTTTTCGGGCAAGATGCCCAACCCCGAGGATATTCTCAAGGGCAAGGTGAAGGATCTTGCAGTCAAGGAAATCTCGGCAATGTACTCGCTGACCGTTTCTATGTGCTACGAGTTGCGTGATGCTGTTCAGAACAAGCGGGTGGACATGAAGGAGTTCCATGTCATGGCGTCGAACTTCTTTACTTACATCATGGCGAACTTTGAGACTGAGTTGGTGATCATGGGTGCTAAGATCGCACTCAAGACTTATCAGTTGCCGATTGAGCCGACCCAACTCAAGAACTTTGATCAGTTCCACAAGACTTACGGCAAGTACATCGTTGAGAGTGACAAGTAATGGAATTGGGACACGGTTGACACCGTGTCCCTTTTTTGATAATATATACTTTCAATACGAACGAGGTGTGGTATGAGTGAAGTTATCGGTGGCGGCAAAAAGTCCAAGCACAATAAGAAGTTTGAAAATCTTATTGGTCCTACTGATCCCAAGGTCGATGCTAAGGCTCGCGACCGTTTGATCACTGCTCGGGTTGGTCTGCTGCTTAATCATGCGTTCTTTGGCAATCTTGCTACCCGCATGAAGTTGATCAATGCTGACGATTGGTGCGGCACTGCTGCTACTGACGGTGTGCGTTTCTACTACAACTCCCGATTCATTATGCTTCTCAAGCCCAAGGAAGTTGAGTTCTTGGTTGCTCATGAGGTCCTTCATGTGGTGTACGATCACATTGGTCGTCTTGGCAATCGTGATCACAATGTCTTCAATATCGCCAATGACTACGCGGTAAATGCTGACCTCAGGCGTCACAAGATTGGTGAGTTCATCAAGTCTGTTCCTTGCTTGTTCGAGGCAAAGTACGATGGCTGGGCTTCTGAAAAGATTTACGATGATCTTATGCAGAACGCTAAGACTATCAACCTCGACGACCTCATCTCTAAGATGATTGACGAGCACCTCGACGGTGATGGTGACGGCGATCAGGACTCTGACGACAAGGATGGCAAGGACGGTAAGGGCAAGGGCAAGCGTCCTACTCTGACCGAAGCCGAACGCGAGGAGATTCGCAAGGAAGTCAAGCAGGCGATTCTTAGTGCTGCTCAGTCTGCTGAAGCAGGCAGCGTTCCTAAGGGCGTCGAGCGTCTGATCAAGGAGATGACTGAATCGATCATGCCGTGGCGCGATCTGATCCAGTGCAATCTGACCAGTGCTATCAAGTCGGACTTCTCTTGGATGCGCCCGTCGCGTCGAGGCTGGCACACTGATGCTGTTATGCCCGGTATGAATCCTGGCGAGGAAATTGACGTTACGGTCTTTATCGATATGTCGGGTTCTATCAGCACGGCTCAGGGCAAGGCTTTCATTTCGGAAGTCGCAGGCATGATGTCCTCGTTCGATGGGTACAAGATCAATGTTGCTTGCTTTGATACTCGGGTGTACAACTACCAGACTTTCACTAGCGAGAACATGGACACCGTTGATGACTATCAGTTGGCTGGTGGCGGTGGTACTGACTTTGATTGCATCTTCAACTATCTCAAGGAAGAAGGTAAGGTGCCCAATCGTCTGATCGTGTTCACTGATGGTATGCCTTATGGTTCATGGGGTGACGAGAATTATTCCGATACAACTTGGATCATTCATGGTAGCAAAGATATTACTCCACCTTGGGGAACTTGGGCCTACTATGATGACCATAAGATGTAAAATCCTCATAAAGTTGGGATAAAGATTTACCTGACTTCCGATGTTTTTTATAGTTATCTTTGTCTGATATAATCTGTAAATTGGTTATATCAGACAAGACATTTATGGGTACATCATTTATAAATCCTTCATCCACACTATAAATATGGTCTAAATGCCAGTCATCACTTCTTTTATTTTCTGGATCTAGAAGATGTTTATATTTGCGATACATTGTATCAGCATATTGTTGACACCTATGACGGTATTGTTGTCTGGTAAGACCATCCATAGTAAAATCTTTTTGTTGATGCCTTTCTCTCCATAAACCTATAGCCTTGTCAGATATTTTCTTTTTGGCACTGAGCATATGCGATGCGTTTTCTACCCCATATTTCTGTACCATAGTATTTTTTCTTTTCTTTTTTATAGCAGAACAGGAACTGGCATTTATAACCCCATATTTTCGTAATGATGTTGCCTGCATTCTTTCTTTTATCACAGGGCATTGGGCTGGTCTGTGACCACAAAGATATTTGCCGTTTTTAGCGATATATGTGTATGGTTGTCCGCAACCGTTATGGCAATAAATAATCACGCTGATGCTCTCCCAAGCGTTAGAGTAGTTGGGGACGCCAATCCCGCGAACTACATTTTATTTAGCCCGTTATGATTGTATAATCAGTATTAAGTTGTTAAAATAGTATCACAATGCTTATAAGAAGAATCGAAGAGATAACCATCTATGAGTCGCCAGACGGGGGTAAGACTGTTTACTCCCGTAGTTCTGGGGATCCTGAAAGAAAGTTAGTACTTCAGGATCCCCAAATTTCTTGGAAGGCCCGGTGGCAGAAATGGTATGATATTCTACAAGAAGCAGAGAATAATGCTGCTTTAAATGATGTAATAAAACAAGCGGAAATGATTTATGCCCTCATCAAAGAACAAAGATCCTAGAACGCATGACGGTAGACCTTTGATAGAGCATATCAAAGAAGACATTATGTGGCAAGATATACGCAGATTGGCTAAAACAAATCCTGCACTAAAAGACGCAGTGAGTAAAATGCTTATGATTTATAATTTGGTCAAGAGTGAAAAGAGTGTAGACCTATGATGCTAATTGGCACTAGTCTGGGAGGTTGCCTCCAATCTATCATGTGCGGCGAAGTGTCCAAGGATGACGTTTTGGTTATCATTACGAGGACTAGCGCAAAAGATTTGGGAGAACTTATTCAGGTAGTTACCTCTTACCATAAAGAAGGTAACGCTTGGGCTTCAATCAAAACAAACTATAGCAGACTGCAAGAATTCGAATTGAGCAAGGTAATTGATTTGTTATGGGAGTTATACCATGCCGGTAAAATCCATCAACCTGCTTTGTTTATGGAACACAGTGGTTTTGTACACCCAGAACTTACCCGCGAACAGTTGTGGCTAGAAGTGGCGCCCGTGCCAACTACTCAGCATCCTACTGTAATCGATGCGTATAGCAAGTACAAGATGCTTGCTACTTTAATGAAATGATAGAAATCGACTATAACACTTGGTTCACTAATCGTGAACTTAAAGAAAAGCCCGTACACTTTGTACAGGCTTCCGCCCACGCTACGTTAGAAAGAGTGATTTGGGTACATGAAAATCTACGGGGTAGATTTTGCATACACAGAAAAGAACCTCCCCGGCTAGATTCATACTTCAACATAGTTGAAGTAATTTCCTTTGAAGATCCCGCAGAAGCCATGTTCTTTGACTTGCGTTGGTCCTAAATAAATATTACATCGCCGCTAAATACAATTAAATATCTCTATATAGGAGAATATTTATATGGCGTTTACAAGACATGTAGGCAAACACGGCGATAGAAAGGTTGCAGTAGTTTTCCGCGAAGTGCCCGGCGAGCCGCATATGGCATTGGTAGTTTATACTCAACTGCTGAATCAGAACATTCACGATCCGTTGATCAATTGCATCGATAGCGATATTGGTCAGAACAGTCAGAACTTGTCTGACGCACTTAATCGTACACATACTAGAGATGGCAAGATCATTTTACAGGTATTGCACTCTGAAGGCATGTTAAAGAAAGTGCAGACCGAGCAAATTATTATGACTCCGCAACCAAATACTACCATTAAGTTAAGCGACTTAAACAAGATGCTTGATGAAATGGAGAAGGGTGAAGCAGCAGTCAAGCGTATGGCTGAGTTAGATGCACAACGTGGAATACAAGATCCTGCCCAAGTTGCCCGTAGAATGCGCGAAGGCCGTGATGCACAAACTTCACCCTTAGTTGCTACATCCGGAGATGTTCTGGGTGATAACACACTGGCAAATAACTTACGTCAACAAGCAGCAAAGATGAACGCCGAAGCAAAGGGTTTGCTAGCAGAGGCTGATAGAATGATGAAAGAAGCAGCACTGTTAGATCCGACACCGGCTCCAGCAGAAGAACCAGCAGTAACTACTAAGGTTACTAAAGCAAAGAAGACCAAAACTAAAGTAACTGTATAAAATGTCTCCGGACTTCATTAAAAAATGGGAACATATATTAGCAGACGTTGAGAAGCAGAAAATTCCTGTGGAGTTTATTAAGAAATTAGTTATTAAACTCCGCGGGAAGCGTCAACAAACTATTAATATCAAGAAGTTCTTAGAACAGGGTCTAGATCCCTCACAGATCGAAGAGGCTGTTTCTAGAAAACTTCATGAACTGGATGAAATGATTGTTGGTGTAGAATTTGTGCTTAACGTAGAAACTATTGCTAATGTAGTTCAACCCGAAACCGACAAACTATTAAATAAACTTTAATTAGTAGGTGGATGCAAAGCAGCGTAATTGACTTTTTGCTGCTCATACCATGATTGCCAAGCATCTACCGTAGCAGCGCACACATAGTATCTAGAATAATTTAAAGAAACTGTATTCAGCAGATCACTCATAGTTACCTTGCTACCATCTATCTCAGCAAGGTCAGGGCATTTAGTAATAACATCTTTGGGCGGGTCAGGGAATTCATATTTTATAACAGGTCCACAATTACAACCTCCTAACAAGAATAATAGCGGTATTAGAATTTTTTTCATTTTTCTGCCTTATCTGGATTTGTGGCTGCATGATTTAATATGTCAATAACATCAGTGCTTGGTTTGCAGTCCTTATCTAATTTATCCTTATCTGTTTTTATCTTAGTTTGAATTCCAACTAACGAATCATGAATATCTTGTAGTTGTTCTTGATAATCTGCGCTAACTTGCTTGATAATCTTACCTGAGTTAGTTTCAATGTTGTTTATGTCTTGTTGTATCTTTTGCATTTTGGCTACCCATTCAGTGTTAACAGCCAATCCGCCTTCAAGATACAAAGATAAAAATATGATTGAGATACCTAAAACTTTGAACTGTACTCTATATAGAGTAACAAATGGTACAACATTTAAGAAAAACCCTACGCTTCCTAACACTAGTCCAAAAAGGAATAATATGTGTATAAAATAGAATGACAGATGTGAGTATAGCCATATGAGCATACTAGTATTTATTCCTGAAGATAAATACTTGATACAGGATAAAACCATCATGACTATAGTAAACTATGAAATTATTAATGTAGGTGCAGCACCGAACGACGGTCAGGGCGACCCGTTACGAACCGCGTTTGAAAAGATTAATAATAACTTTGCTATCACTTTCAATACTGGTATATTCAATACCGCTAAAGTTGTTACTTATGGTAATAGTTCACAGACTATCTTTAGTTGGCCAGCAAATAATTTCACCCAGGCTACTTTTCAGATCAACTCGACTGATACTACGGCTAATACTCAGAGCGTTACGATTAACGCTACGATCAGTCCAGATTTGTCCACAATCAGATTCACAGCCCAAAACACACTATTTTTGGGAACTCCGCTTACTAACTATGATATGAGTATAGACTTGACTGGTAACATTTTGTTGAATGTTGACCCGCAGTCGTTTGTGACTGGACAATTAAATCATATTGTACAGTATCAAGTAATTCCAGCAGTAGCCAATGTTAACCTGTTCTTGGTACCCAATCAGACCAACAATGTTGCACTTGCTACTAACAATCCTAATCAGATATTGGTGACCTGATGCGATCCAGCGATTTTATATATGAGTCAGGCTGGCGTAAACCTATTAGCCCAAAAGACCAAGAAAGGATCAATAAGCGTCGAGCCAAAGAATACAATCAACCTGGACAACCTGATACTAGGCCTACTAATACAAAAAAAGCAGAAAGATCCATAGAACATCTAAAGAAAATTGATGAAGAAGTAAGTGAAAGTGCTAAAAAGAAAATAGCTGCCGCGCTGTTAGGTGTAGGACTATTAGGTACACCGTCTAAGATAGATCAGCAACATCCACCATTAGCCAAATCGCTCGTATCTAAAGCGGTAAGTGGATTGAACAAAATAGAACAAGGTATAAAAGATGCAGCAGAAGAAGCAGGGATCACTGGTCATGAAGTAGCACAAATATTAGCTCAAACTGCACAAGAGACTGGAGATTTTGTTCACATGCGAGAAACCGGTACTAGAGCCTATTTTCTGAAAAAATACTGGTACAATAAAGATGTTCGACGCCGATTGGGGAACAAGACTCCGCAAGATGCACTAAATTTTATAGGTAGAGGGTTTGTACACTTAACTGGTCGAGCAAACTATGATAGAATGGGTGACAAATTAGGCATAGATTTAGTAAACAATCCTGAATTAGCAGAAAGACCTGATATAGCAATGAAGATATTATTACGCTATTTCAAAGATAGAGTTGAACCTAATGTAACAGACTTTACGGATACAAATGCGGTAACTGACCAAATTAATAAGCATGATAAACCTGAAGCCAGACAGAACCGTGAAAATAAATACCAAAAGTATAAAGACATACTAGGGTTATAAGATAAATAATACTATGAGAGCAAGAGAATTCATCAGCGAAGGTACGAAAGGGGATGCACCTGCAAATGGTGATGATTTTGCAGAAGAGCATATGGCAGCAAGCCCGGGTGCAATCAGTATGCCTGATATCAGTGATAATAAATCTTCCGGCAGCCCATATAAAGGTTGGCGATTTGGTATTGCAATGGCTGGTGCTCCGCATTTCCCGACTCCCCCGGTTGGACCAATGGCGGGTGATCCTCTACTAACTTGTTATACAGATGTGGACATGGAAATCATTCAATCCGCTAGAGACTATATTGGTGCGGGTAGAATAAACAAACTAAATCGTCAAACCAGTCACGAAATTAAGAGTGTACATAAAGTAAGTCCTATAAAGGGATTCAAAGGTTATTAAAAAATAAATATCATCATTTTTAAGAATAAGTAGTTGCATACAACTACAGGATTTTTATGCAAAACATGATTGATATTAACCAAACTCTAGACTTGGTAAAATTAAAATTTTACAACGAATGGCTGTACACTGCTCACATCTATGATGAAGGTGATGGGCAACTTCATCAATCAATCACTAAAGAGGTGGTTAATAAGTACATAGATCCTTTGAATTTACCTAAAGATGCTACGATACTAGATATAGGAGCAGGTCCTGGATACTTTTTAGATGAAATGAAAGAACGGGGATATACAAACTTGACTGGCATAGGGTTGAGTCCCGGTGATAACAAGATATGCAGAGACAAAGGACACAAGATTAAAGAATATGACATGTCATTCTTACCTCAGAAAGATGGATATTATGACGAGAGCGTAGATTTTATATTTCTTCGTCATTGCTTAGAACATAGTCCATATCCTATTTTTACTCTTATGGAATACAATCGTGTGTTGAAACAGGGATCTAAGATGTACATTGAAGTTCCACAACCTGACTGTGAACGAAACCATGAACTTAACATCAATCATTATAGCATTTTGGGTGCTAAGCAATTAAGTGCTCTTCTAACACGTACTGGCTTCAACGTAGATCGTTTTCTTGACTTTCAGTTTACTGCTTTTTTACCCAAAGATATCAAAAATCCGGAAGGGGAAAAGTTAGAAGTTATCGAAAAGTATTTTTGCATAGTTGTTACTAAGGCTCGCCCGTTAGACATTAAATGATGCCTAGATGACTAAATAGTATTACTATATTATAGGAATACTAAGATGGCATCATATGTGTACACAGCGAATTCGTCACCAAACGCATCTGCTAATATTCAAACAGACAAGGTAAGAATTGCAACAACTAGTTCCCCGATCCAGCTTGTTGCAAGTTACCCAAATGTTGCAGGTACAGGCACGGTTACTTGCGCGACCACTTCTCACACAATAACTGGTTCAAGCACCACTTTTACTACGCAATTGAATACAGGTTACTGGATTGGTAACGCTACTGGCGCAACAGTAGGTATCGTACAAAGTGTAGCGAACAATACAAGTGTCACACTTACTGCTAATGCAGCAGTAGCCATTACAGGTGCTGGATATACAATCAATCCATTTGGTGTTCCGTATCTAGTAGCAACCGCAAATAGCACAATCATTCCTGCAAACTCAGTCAATAATAGTTTTATCGTAGGACAAGGAAACATTATATCTTATTTAAATGTTTCTGGTGCGACAGCAGCACCTTTCTCAATCACTGAATTGGGCGCAAATCATCCAAACACTGGTACAACTGGAGTATTACCTCCACCGGCAATCGCATAATTGACCTACTAAAGATTTAGTTTCTAAGAAGTAGCATCTCAGTTACTAAATACTTATATGAGTAACAAGTCAGGGCAAGGGGCACTAATCAAAAGCCCCTACGAAAAAACACACTTTGAAACACCTCAACAACTAGATGAGTTTGTAAAGTGCTGCGACCCTGATACCGGTTATCTTTATTTCATGGACAATTTTTTCTTCATACAACATCCTACTAAGGGTGGTATGAACTATCATCCATGGGATTATCAAAAACGTTTAATACACACATATCACAATTACAGATATAGTATATCGCTCATGCCCAGACAGTCTGGTAAGTGTTTTGGAATAAATACTACAGTTAAAATAAAAAATATTCACACCGGTAAGGTTGAAGAAATAACTATAGGAAAATTTTATGAACGATTTAGTAACTTGTCTAATTTGCTCAACAGAGATGAAGGAATTGCACTCTCATCTATTCAGAAAACACAATATGACAGTGACCAAATACAAAGAAGTCTATCCGAATGCACCAACTCGGTGCCAGCAGTTACTGGAAGCACAATCAAAAAGGGTATCGGGTTCTGGAAATCCTGCATACCAACATGGAGGGAAACTTTCTCCGTTTTCTCCAAAATTTATTCACGGGGATATATCGGAGCGAACTCAAATCAAAGCCGAACAGTCCCGAAAAGAAAATCAATCACATACTACTACTCTTGCATATTGGATGAAAGTTACGAATCAAGACGAAGAACAAGCGATTCGTATGCTGACAGATCGGCAAACTACTTTTTCTTTGAAGAAATGCTTAGAAAAATACGGGAAAGCCAATGGGTTGTTAAGATGGCAAGAACGGCAGCAAAAGTGGTCAAAGAATTTCAAAAAACAAAACTATTCAAATGTCTCACAAAAACTATTCCATTTAATAATGGAACATTATGCGTCAGATCAAGTATATTTTGCGACCTTGGAACGGTCGGATATGTTAGACTACCAAAACAAGGAATATCGGCTTTTATTGGATTCAGGCAAGACTGTTCTACCGGATTTCATCAATATAGCAACGAGAAAAATTATAGAATTCGACGGGATTTATTGGCATGGGCAACATATGGCGAACCCGCAACGGGAACTAGAAAGAGAACAGCAGATTATTCAAAGTGGATACCAGTTACTAAGAGTTGCCGAGGAAAGATACAAGAAAGATCCTCAACAAGTGCTTCAAGAATGTCTGAACTTTCTGAATCAGTAGAAAGAAAATTTATAGAGTCATACGAAATAACCGATTATGAAATAACCACTGACACAGGATGGAAACCAATAACACACCTCCATCGTACTATTCCGTACAATGTTTGGGAAATTAAAACTGTAACAGGATTAATTTTGCAATGCGCCGACACTCATATTTTGTTTGATGGCTCAATGAATCAAGTTTTTGCAAAAGACTTAACTATTGGTTCGCATATTCATACTGTTAACGGAATAGAAAAAATTAAACATATTAGAGAAACAAATAATATTGAAAATATGTTCGATTTAACTATTAGAGATGAAAATCACAGATTTTATTCAAATGGTATTTTAAGTCATAATTCTACAAGTGCTGCCGGATACTTGTTGTGGTACGCCATGTTCAACCCGGACTCTACAATTCTGATAGCAGCGCACAAGTACACTGGCGCTCAGGAAATCATGCAGCGTATTAGATATGCTTATGAAAACTGCCCTAACCACATTAAAGCAGGGGTGACAACTTATAACAAAGGCAGTTTAGACTTTGAAAACGGTAGTCGTATTGTTTCGGCAACAACTACCGAAAACACAGGTCGTGGTATGTCTATTACGCTTCTTTACTTAGACGAGTTCGCATTCGTAAGACCTACTATTGCTGAACAATTCTGGACTTCTATTACACCTACACTATCAACTGGTGGTAAAGCAATCATTACTTCTACACCAAATAGCGATGAAGATCAATTTGCTCTTATTTGGAAGGGTGCTAATAAAACAGAAGACGAATATGGTAACGTAACAGAAGTTGGCGTAAACGGCTTCAAAGCATACCGTTCACACTGGTCTGAACAGCCCGGCAGAGACGAAAAATGGGCTGAAGAAATTAGATCACAATTGGGACAAGATCGCTTCAACCGTGAAATGGAATGCGAATTTATCATCGCCGATGAAACACTGATCAATCCAAACACTCTAATTATGCTAGAGGGAACAGAACCTTCTAATAGAATGGGTCAAGTTAGATGGTATAAAGAGCCAACCAAAGGAAATTTATATGTAGTAGGGCTAGACCCAAGTTTAGGTACAGGTGGAGATCCTGCTGCTATAGAGATTTTTGAAGCAAACACTACGACGCAAATTGGTGAATGGAAGCATAACAAGACTAACATTCCCAGTCAAGTTAAGTTGCTAGCAGAAATAAACAGATATATTGTAGAAAAGACTAACGAACCAAACAATCTATATTATTCACTAGAAAACAACTCTATAGGTGAAGCTGCGATAGTTTCTCTGAACGAGTACGGTGAAGCCAATATTCCCGGGATATTCATTAGCGAACCGGGCAAAAAGCGCAGGGGTTTTAACACCACACACAAGAACAAATTAGCCGCATGCGCTAAGTTTAAAACTCTGCTAGAAAGCAAGAAGTTAAAAGTTTATAGTCGCAGTCTGATATCTGAATTAAAGACTTTTGTGGCTTCAGGTGGCAGTTATGCCGCTAAAGTAGGCGACACAGACGATCTTATTATGGCTACACTCCTAGTCGTTAGAATTTTACAGCAGTTGGGCGATTATCACGTAGATTTGGAAACTCAAATGCGAGACCACGACGAGTTCGTGGCACCCATGCCCTTCTTTGCCGTGCTAGGTTAACAAATTGGACTAAATATTACTATGGCAATCAATCAAGAATCCTTCAACGCTGGACTTTATGACCTCTTGAAAACTAGAGGCTATGACCCTACTCCTATCGACTCAAAAGGTCAAAACATCCCCGTACCGCAAGATGCTGATGTTTTTAAGTTTGACTTTAAGAAAGGTACAAACAACGGTAATGACAAAGATTACGGTCCTGTTTGGGCTACTATTGACAACGCATCTAACTTAATTCTTTACTACGATGACGATATTGCAGATAGCGGTACTGAGAATACTTCAGGCACACAATTCAGCGACAGTTGGCCCAGCCTCTTAAAAGTTTTAAAAAGATGGGCTATGCGAAGACAATTGGGTTTTGAATTAAAAAACAGAGACCACTTAGGAAGTGACATGGCACAACGTGAACGAGTAAAAAAGAAAGAAGCATTGGGTGAAGGATATCACTCGATGGGTAAGAAATCAAGTTACAATGATTCAGTTCCTGAAGTAAAAATTGTCATTCAACATACTCGTCAAATACAAGAAGGCGAAAAGCGTTACTATAACGTTGAAAGAATTTTTGTTGAAAACATCAATGGTGAAAGATTTGCACTTCCAACTCGCCGCCCTGGTATTGCTAAAGTATATGCCAGACATGTAGCAGAAGGTGGCACACCTTACGATGAGCGCGGCAAGCACATTACTGCGTTAGTAGAAGAATACACTAAGATGGCTGGATTTGTTCGCGCTACTAAGGGTAAACAATTCAATGAATCTGCACAAAGACTAGTCAATGAAGGTGTCAATCACTATAGATCATTGCGCGAAACTCTAAGCAAGATGATTGGCCAACGTGGATACAATACTTACTTTGAAAGTTGGACTCCTACCCTTATGGAAACAGAGGGCGACGAGACTAACATCAATGAACTATTTGTAAAAGAAACACTAGATCCTCGCATTGAAAGTGCAATGCCTATTCTTAGAAAGTTGAGCAAGAATATCAAAGAAGTCACAGAAGTAAAAGAATTAGAAGAATGGGCAAATACACTAGTTGACGAAGCCTCTGATTTAAAGTCTATTCCCGAATCAAGTAATGCAGATGTTGATTCATTGAGAAAAATGGTTGATTTTGTTCTATCTAAGATAAACAAGCGTTTGCACGGTAAAGTTACCGAATCAGAAGATGAGAATGAAGAACCTGAATTAAGATCCGTCATGCTTTCTAAAAATGCATTGCAGGATATAAAAGATTATCTAGACCAATTTAAAACTAATCCAATGCGTCAGGAAGATGAAGGGAAAGTTGCTCAGTCTATGATGATTTTAGATAAACTAACAGATGATCCACGATTGTTAGCGGCTTTGGAAGTGATAGGTGTGCCACGAAAATTATTAATGGATTTAGTAGAAAAAGCGCAATTGTTATTAGGTGTCAGTGATAGCAACGAATTGCACGAAACTACCGAGATTTCAGAAGGTGCAATGAGCGAAAGATTTACAGATTTGTACGGCGATGAATTTGATCCAGCCGATTTAGATAATGACGAACATAGAGAATTTTGCAAAAAGCACTTTGGTTTGAAACCTAAAGAATTTCTTAAAACATATGGAATGACAAAAGATGATGCTGAAACATCTTGGATATTCCCTAATAAATTAAACGAAGTAAATGAGGCAGATAATATGAATAACATGGATGATATGGATTTCTTTGATGAAGATGACTACTCACCTGAAAGCGTTAAATGGTATATGAGTATCATTGATGAGTTATTTGATAAAAGTAACGAATACCTGAAGCCAAGCCGCAAAGAACGTGTTAAAAATATAGTTAGAAATCAAATTGTCCATATTGATGATAGTAAATTTGATGAACAAAAGTTCGAACAAGCATACAAGCAGGCTTTATCTTTTTATAGGCCCGGCATTTCAGAAGGTAAAGAAGGTATTTGGCAAGAAGTTGTCAGTGCATTAGCAGCAGGATTTCCAGACTTAGATCCTACTGACAGTTTAAAGCCAGTTATGAAGAAGCACAAAATGTCTTATCAAGCCTTAGATGATCTGGCTAGAGAACATGATTACAGGGGCATCGATGACTTTATAGATGAACTTAGTCAACAGTATGGCCGAGACACCCAGATAGAAGAAAGTAGATGGACTTATGGCTGCGGGAAAAAAATAACAGTATTTGTTCCTAAAGGATACGGCTACAAAGAAGTTACAAGACCATGTGGTAGTACTGCATATGACGGAAGCGTAAATCAATGCGAGAGATGTGCCAGAGATCCAAACAAAGATCCAGGTATGACACCAGAGTATGGTGACATTGAGCATATGGATGATCGTGACTATGACAATGATCTTGAAGAAGGATTAGACCGTAACCAAAGACGCGCAGGACAATTAGGTCCAACTGACAAAGTAGGCAAGAATGAAAAGAAATTGCGCGGCAAACTAGTTGGTAACGAAAGTAGAGAATTTGACGAAGAATTGTTACGAGAAGAAATGTCACGTACAGGTAAGAAATGGCTTGGTGCTGCTTTAGCACTTTATGGGGCATCAGGGCTATTAAACTACTTTGCTAGTAATTCAACATACAAGCACGATCCACAACTTCAACAATTGGTTCAATTATATGCTAAAGCAGAGAAAGCTCATGACGAAAAGAAAATGGAAGAATACAAACGAAGAATTGAAGATCAAAAAGCACGTTTAGATGCAGGTAAGGGCCCAGTTCGTGATAAGTACGGCGATCCAAAAGAAGTCGTTCCAGAAGAGTTACAAAGAATCAAAAAACTATCGGGATTGTAAAATGTCTATATCTGAAGAAATAAAAAAACTTGCTGAAACGCTATCACATATTGAAGAAGGTGATAGCGTTTCTCCGATGCATGGAACATTGGCCGATTTAGTCAATATTGTTCGAGGAAGAGATCATACTTATAAAGGAACCCAGGGTTGGGGATCTAAATTTGGCTTGATTAATCAGCATAAAGAAGGTGAAAATGGTATAATTGTTTTTGCTGATAGTGGTTTAGGACAAATTTGGATTAAGGTGCCCCAGAAGAATATTGACCGAGCTAAGGCCGGCGCCAAAACTAAAAAACCTGATCTTTCTACACTAATACCACTAGACGGGGTAGAAGTAAAGTATACAGACGATGAACAAAATATTAATTGGCATGGTAGCGCACAGAATTTTATTCCGCTGTTCAACAAGGGTAAATTCCCTCCGCCATTAGTAGCAGCACCCAAAGATGAAAGTCAGCATTACTATCAAGGATCAAGTTGGGACAAAGCAGGAACACTTGAGCGCACTTCTCTACCTGAACCAGAACCTGATACTAAATCGCTATATCGTCCCGGTATCAGTTCGGATGAAGTTGTTGATATGATGAAAAAATCAGGACAAGATGCCGATCAAAAAGTAAAGCAAATTAACAGAGATTTAGAGCGAGATATAAAAGCTCTAGATGAACCCGATTTCAAGGACAAAAAGGCTAAGCCTCCAGGAATAGGACCTGCTAACGATGATGTATACGAATCACTTGCAGAACAAATTAAAGCACTTACCAATACATTGGCTAAGTTAGAAAAAAACAAAGATTAAAAATCTGTTTTCCCTTAAAGGCGATAAATACTATTGACAGATCAATTGATTAGCGTATAATCATTGATGTGTTAGTTGTCTCCGACAGCAAAACATAAAGCACAGTATAAAGCTCAACATTTACACATTTAAGGAGAAAAACAAATGGCAAATTTAGCAGAACTACGCGCCCGTATCGCGGCACAAGATAGTAAGTCCCAGAACAGAGGGTCTAACTCACAATCAGATAATGCAATCTATCCACACTGGAATATCGATGAAGGTGCTACAGCAACTATTCGATTCCTTGCAGACGCTGATTCAACTAATGACTTCTTTTGGGTAGAACGTCAAGTAATCAAACTTCCCTTCAATGGTGTCAAGGGAAATCCTTCAGCAAAGCAGATCACAGTTCAAGTTCCGTGCATGGAAATGTATGGCGAGAACTGCCCTATTCTTGCAGAAGTTCGTCCTTGGTATAAGGATGAATCACTCAAGGATATGGCTAACAAGTATTGGAAGAAGCGCACTTATATCTATCAGGGTTTTGTTCGCGGTAATCCACTTGGTAACGATAAGACTCCAGCGAATCCAATTCGTCGCTTTGCAATCACTTCCCAGATTCAGACTATTATTCGCGCATCTCTAATGGATCCCGAAATTGATAATATTCCAACTCATGAAGTTCATGGGCTTGATTTCAATATTCGTAAGACTCCAGGTAAGGGTGGATTCTCTGAGTACACAACTTCTAGTTGGGCACGCAAAGAGTCTCCATTGACTGAAGCAGAGCAGGCTGCTATTCAAGCGCATGGCTTGTTCAATCTTAAGGATTTCTTGCCCAAGAAGCCCAGCGAAGCAGAGCAGCGCATCATTAAGGAAATGTTCGAGGCTAGTGTTGATGGTCGTCCATATGATCCCGACAAGTGGGGCGTATATTATCGTCCATTCGGAGTAGATGCTCCCTCAAGCGCATCTAATCATACACCTGCTGCTCAGGTAACTGATGACGAAGAAGAAGCCCCTGCCCCAGTAGTGGCTCCGGTAGTTGTTCCACCAAAGGCTACCTCAAGCGATAAGGCTCAAGACATTCTAGCGCAAATTCGTGCTAGACAGAAAACAGTCTAAGGTCTTGGGGAGAGGATAAAACCTCTCCCTTCTTTAATGAGGGAACCTACCATGACACTACCAGATGAAAGATATAGAGCCATTAAACAAGGCAAAAAGTTACTAGAAGAACTGTGTGATCCAGGCAAGACACCTCGCGTACCTTCATTGGTCAGAGATCGTGCCCGTGGTGCTTTAAGGCATTACCCTAGTGATTATGAACTTGAACAGATTGCAGAGAACTGTCCTGAACTTCTTGACAGGGAACCTTTTTCTGTTAAAATAAAGAAAGCAAGATAGAGGAGAATGCTTTGACTAAACCATTTGATCCAAGTAAATTTAGAAAGGACATTACTAAGGCTATTGACGGTCTTAGTATTGGGTTCAACGATCCAACAGATTGGATCTCTACCGGAAATTATGCATTGAATTACCTTATCAGTGGAGACTTTAAGAAAGGTGTACCACTTGGTAAGGTAACTGTATTTGCAGGTGAATCAGGTGCGGGCAAGAGTTATATCTGCTCGGGCAACTTGATTAGACACGCACAAGAACAGGGCATCTTTGTGGTGCTTGTTGATTCGGAAAACGCACTAGATGAAAACTGGTTGCTAGCACTAGGCGTCGATACTTCAGAAGAAAAAATGCTAAAACTGAATATGGCAATGATTGATGACGTTGCTAAAACTATTAGCGACTTTATGAAAGATTACAAGTCTACATATGAGAAGACTGAGCCCGAAGAAAGGCCCAAAGTTTTGTTCATTATTGACAGTCTAGGTATGTTGCTAACTCCTACAGACGTTAATCAGTTTGAAGCGGGTGAAATGAAAGGTGATATGGGACGCAAGCCCAAAGCACTTACTTCACTTGTTCGTAACTGTGTAAACATGTTTGGTAGTTGGAACGTAGGATTAGTTGCCACTAATCACACATACGCATCACAAGATATGTTTGACCCAGACGATAAGATTTCTGGCGGTCAAGGCTTTATCTATGCGTCAAGCATTGTAGTTGCAATGAAGAAACTGAAACTTAAAGAAGATGAAGACGGAAATAAAGTTAGCGAAGTATTAGGTATTCGCGCAGCATGTAAGGTAATGAAAACTCGCTATGCTAAGCCGTTTGAATCTGTGCAAATCAAGATTCCATATGAAACTGGTATGAATCCACACTCGGGTCTTGTAGACTTGTTTGAAAACAATGAACTATTAAAGAAAGAAGGAAACAGTCTTGTTTATACTGCTGATGATGGCACTATTATCAAGAAGTTTCGTAAGGGTTGGGAACGTAACGATGATGGCTGCTTAAATACTGTGATGGCCGAATTCCAGAATTCTAATCAGAAAAAGATAAGTAATGTAAATTCTGAGGAGGTATAAGAATGAGCATTGAACTCATAGCCGATGTATGGGCATTACTTAAAGAAAATATCGATTACGGAACTCGTCGCTCATCAGCAGATGATCTTATCAATTTGCTGATTGATCATGACTTTAGTCCTGCTGAAGTTAAGGAAGCGTTTAGACGCGATCCTGAAATTTTGGCTGCACTTAAAGACTACAACGAGTTGCACCAAGATAATGAAGAAGAGTACGAAGACGAGGAAGAGTACGAAGATGAAGACGAAGATGAAGACAATTGGTGATATGCTAGACAGCAGAAAGGACTTTGAATCAACTTGGTTAGCCGAATCCCCTGAAGGATTCAGCAATACCGAGATGATTGATATGTTATATTATAATATCAACGATGCTCTTAAGCATGGACTTGAAAAGATAGACTTGGGTGACAAATATTACAAAATAGAAGGATCTCAAACGCTATATTACTGGTATGAATCACAGGGAGAAATACAACTAGCGGCTGAATTTAGCGTAAAACCACAAGCACTTGTAGTCAACGCTATTGGCAAGTTGCACAAGAAAGTTCCTCCCTATGCCACAGATTTATACAACAAAGTACTAGATGACCGAAAAAATATCACTGGCTCACTCAATAATATACGCTTACTAAGTGATAAAACAATGAGCGACTCTGGGTTAGAGATATGGAAAAAGTTGTTGAAACTTGGACATAAAATTTCTGTATATGATTCTTCTAATCCCGGGTCATCTTTTGTTCAGATAAAAGACGAAGATGATTTATTAAAGTTTTTTAAACACGATGATACAGATTTCAGGCGTTGGCAATATGTATTATCCGAAACAGCAGCATATGTAGAAACTAGAGCATTTTTTAATACTAGGCGAATGAGAGAATTAGCAGGCACATTGTGAATTGGTATTCAAAGGTCACAGTTGATTTAGCAGCAATACCTGACTTCATATCACACTATGAGGCAGAGTTACTAAAGGCTAAGTATGATGTAAGTATAAAAGGCAAGGTTGAAAAAAACCTTGCCGATTTACCCGGCATCACAGAATTTCGATTTAATCAACTTCAAGAAATTGAGGCTGTGTTAAACTATCTCAATATTCAATTGCGTAAGATCAGACGCAAACACTTTCAAAAATACTTAGAAGCATACAACCGAGCATTGTCTAGCCGTGATGCAGAAAAATATGTTGACGGTGAAGATGAAGTTATCGATTTTGAAACGGTGATCAATGATGTAGCACTACTGCGAAATAAATGGTTAGGTGTACTTAAAGGAATAGAAAGTAAGAATTTCATGTTGGGCCACGTAGTTCGTTTAAGAACAGCCGGCATGGAAGATGTTTCGCTTTAATAAATACTTGAGAGGTGCTAATTGATGGATAAGCAGACTAGTATCAACTATTTGGTCTACCAGCTTGAAAGCCTTTTTACCAACGTACTTGTCGCCAATTACCCAAATCACCGCGGTACTGGGTATACACAAATAACTTTCACTCATGATAAAATACCCGGAATCATAAAGTTTTTCAACCCCGAATTCATAAAAGTCAATACAAACAATGACTTATACAAGATTTATGATTCTGTGTCTCAAGTTGTCGAAGAACTAAAAGGCTTGACTTTAACCCATAACTAGTCTAGAATACATTCTAACAAGTTGACGGAGCGAGACAAATGGGATATCGTGTACTTTCGGATCGTGAGAGCAAGTGGAAGCCCCGCAAGGGCCTCGAGGGTCCGTACTTTTACCCCTCGGGCGCGGTTCTCTACTACGATCCCCGCGCGGGCCAGTACTGGGACCCAACTACTGACTTTTACGTTGATAATCAAGAAGTTGCGTTCCTCAAGCAGCAAATCTTTGATATCGTAAGTCGTTGATTT